CGTCTCGAAGATGTGGAGGGCAGTGAGTTGTCTCTCGTCAAATCCGGTGCGAATGGGCGCCGCATTCTGCTTCGCAAGGATGATGAGCCGCTCGAGTTCGCCGACATGCTCGCCGTCCCGTGGGAGCACGAGGGCGCGCTCACAGACATGCTCCGCAAGGAGGGCGTCGACGAAGCGTCGATCGACGCGACCATCGGTGGCTTCCGTCTCCTGAAGGCCGCGAGCGACGATCTACCCGAAGACGTACGGGTCGTCGTGGAGAAGCTCGGTTCCGAGATGTACCCGATCGTCAACAAGCCGCTCAACAACATGGACGGCGCCGAGTCGGGCACAGAGGGACCGAACGACAGCCCCGACAACGACTTGGATGATGCCCCCGACACGACGTCGATGGCGAAAGCCGAGGGCACGCCCCTCGAGAAGGCCGACATGGAGCCGGACGAGGACGACGACACTGGCGACCACGAGAACGACAGCGACGGCAACGACGTCGCGAAGGCCGACCTGTCCACGTCCGGGCGGCAGGCGATGGCTTCCCGGGGCACAGCCCTCCCCGACGGTTCTTTCCCGATTCCGAACGTGGGCTACCTGAAGCGCGCGATCCGCGCCTTCGGACGTGCAGGCAACAAGCCGCGCGCGAAGGCATGGATCATCCGGCGCGCACGAGCCCTCGGTCAAACAAGTCTGCTCCCCGAAGGCTGGGGTGGCAGTGATGCCAACGTCAAGAAGGGGGGCACGATGTCCGAAGGGACACTGCCGGTTCCGATCAGGAAGGAAGACGGGTCCTGGGACCTGTCCGGCGTCCCAGAGGAGAACCGGTCCTTCTTCGAGACGGTCCTCAAGGCCCACGACGAGGCTTTGACTGACGCCACGGCTGCCAACACGGAGTTGAAGGCCCAGATCGTCAAGGAGCGCGAGGACCTCGCGAAGGAGCGCAACCTGCGCCGCGAGAGCGAGTTCATCCAGAAGGCCGAGGGCTACAAGCACTTGGTCGAGGATCCGAACGAGCTCGGCCCGGTGCTGAAGGAGATCGCCGACGCCGTCTCCCCGGAGTCGTTCGCGACCCTGGAGAAGGCACTCTCGGCCGCGGAGGCGCGCGTCGAGACCGGCGACCTGTTCAAGGAGCTGGGCGCGTCGAACCTGCCCGGCGGAGACTCGGGTGGCGACGCGATGTCGAAGCTCGAGAAGATGGCCGAGGAGCTCGTCGAGAAGAGCGCTGACACGGACATGACGGTCGAGAAGGCCTTCGCCACCGTGCTCACCACTCCGAAGGGACGAGAGCTCTACTCCGCCTACCTCGCAGGGGGGGTGGCATAGATGGCTGTCGAGAACAACGTCGGCATGGACTGGAGCTTGGCGGCCAACGCCGACCTCAGCGCGAAGCAGTTCTACTTCCTGCTCGTCACGTCCGGTGGCAAGGCCGACCTCTGCACCGGCGCCGCGTCGGAAGGGTTCTTCGGAGTCCTCCAGAACGACCCGACCGCGAACCAGGCGGCGGAGATCCGCTACGGCGGCATCTCGAAGGTCGTGTGCGGCGGATCGTTCAACCCGGGTGACTTCGTCACCTCGGACTCGAACGGGAAGGCGGTCAAGTACACGAAGGGGACCGTCTTCACCGGCACTCCGTACATCGTCTCCGGCTCGTCGGTCTACGGCCTCGCGCTCAGCGCGGGCGTCTCGGGCCAGCGCGCATCCATCGTCGTGCAGCCGCAGGGCTTGCACAACTAACCGGCACACAGGGAAAGGGGGGTTAACAAGACATGCCAGAGCCTTCTCTCAACGCCGTCCATGTAAACAGGCCGCTGACGATGATCAGCCAGGCCTATTTGCAGGACGCGCGCATGTACATCGCAGACAAGGTCTTCCCTGTCGTGCCGGTGAGCAAGCAGTCCGATCGCTACTTCATCTACACGAAGGGCGACTGGTTCCGCGACCAGGCGCAGATCCGCGCCCCGGCCACGGAGTCGGCAGGTGGCGGCTACGGGCTCGACAACACGCCGACCTACTACTGCCCGGTCTACGCGTACCACAAGGACGTCGACGACCAGGTCCGGTCGAACTCGGACGACCCGCTGAACGCGGATCGCGACGCCACGATGTTCGTGACGGAGCGGATGCTGATGAGCCGGGAACGCCAGGCCGTCAACATCTTCTTCACCACGTCGACGTGGACGGGATCCTCGACGGGCGGAGACATCACGCCGGGCACGTTGTGGTCGGCCGCGAACTCCACGCCTCTCGAGGACATCGAGACGCAAATCTGGGCGATCGAAGGCCAGACCGGCAAGTTCCCGAACCGTCTCGTGCTCGGGGCTACCGTCTGGAAGATCCTGAAGAACCACTCGGAGATCATCGAGCGGATCAAGTACACGCAGCGGGGCATCAACACGCCGGAGATCCTGGCGTCGCTGATCGCGCCTCCGGGAGTCAACGACTTCCAGGTGCTTGTCGCCGCGGCGATCTACAACACCGCAGAAGAGGGGGCGACCGACAGCTTCACGTGGATCGCGCCCACGAAGTCCGCGGTGCTGCTGTACTCGCCAGCGGAAGCAGGCATTCAGGTGCCCGCGTCGGGCTACAACTTCACCTGGACGGGTCTGCTGGGTGCAGGCGCATTCGGGTCGGTCATCTCGACGATCCCGATGCCCTTCCTCGGCCGGAACACCGTCCGGATCGAAGGCGAGCTCGCGTTCGTCACGAAGATCGTCGGGGCAGACCTCGGCGCGTACTTCCTCAACGCAGTCGCGTAAGGAGAGACATGAGCGCAACAATGATCGAGTACATGGTCGAGAAGCCCCGGCCCATCCAGTTGAGCACGGGGGAGACGATCGAGGCGCAGGTCGGCCAGATCCTCTCGGCAGAGGAGGTCGAGTCCTGGGGTGAGGCCGCGGTGCGGCACATGACAGGAAGCGGCATCATCCGCGCGATCCCACTCGTTCATTCACCGCGTTCGCCAGAGCTCGTCGCCTCCGCAGGCTCGAGCATGGGGGTCGAAGGGGGCAGCGGCCAGGCCGCTGCCCCCGCTGCCAACGAGAGCGAGGTAGAGGTCGAGTTCCACCCGGGCGTCGTCTCGGAGAGCACGACGGCCAACGCCTCCGCTGGCTTCCCGCAGCATCGCGGAGGCGGAATGTACGTACTTTCTGACGGGTCCCAGGTCAAGGGCCGTCATAAGGCCATCGCCGCCGAAGCCGCGCTCAAGGCGTAGGTATGGCAGAAGTCGGCACCCACGAGCACATCAAGGGCAAAGGCCTCTCGGCCGTCTCGGTCACAGGCGGTGGCGGCACCCAGACTTTCGATCTTCCCGTAAGCGGCTTCGTCAGCCTCGTCCTGCTGGCTCGGATGACGGCCAGCGCCTCCGGCGATCTTGCGGTTGCCGTGCAGGCGTACGAGGACGACGGAACCACGGCGTTCGCCGTGTCGCTGCCGACAGACCAGGCCGTCGCCTCCGCCCTCAACGCAGGCGTTGCCCGGCTGCTCGCCTCCTATAAGCTCAACGGCATCGACAAGGTGAAGGTCACTGTGACCAACACGAACGTCGCCGCCCAGACGGTCACCGTCGTCTACTACGCCACGGACTAGAGTTCACACGTCGATGACGTGGACGTACGACCTCACCGAACTCGCCACATCCGAGGTGTACCAGATCCGGCTCGAGATCGGCGACACCGACGGCAGCGACCAACTCCTGCAGGACGAGGAGATCACCCAGAACATCGCGGTCGAGATGAACCTGTGGGGAGCCGCCGCACGATGTTGCGAGCAGATCAGCCGCGTCTTCCTGCGCAAGGCAGACATTCGCCTCGGCCGCGTCCTCTACCTGCTGTACGGCAAGCAGGCGACTCAGTACATGGACATGGCGAAATGCCTGCGCGTCAAAGCGCTCGGCGCCAACGTGCCGTGGATCGGCGGGCAGTTCGTCGAGGACAAGATCACGTACGCCGAGGACGAGTCGCTCGTGAAGCCGAAGTTCGCAAAGGAGATGATGACCGACCCGTGGGTCGGTGTCCTCGGCTCCGACACCGACAACTCGACGGCCGGGCTTCCCATCGGCGAACAGTGAGCAAACTGCCTCCGCAGATCAAAGGGCTGATGCTCAACGAGGTCACCTGGGAGGGCTTCATCGGGCAGGATGGTTTCACCGACGAGCTCTACACGGAGCCGCGCACGATCAAGTGCTGGATCGAGGAGAAGGGCGGCTTCGGAGGCATCCAGCGCAACCAGGCCGGAAGCAGCACTCTCGTCGATCCGAAGGTGGACGTGTACATGGACCCGAACGACATCGACCCTTCGACGGTGACGATGCGTGACCGCTGGACGTATACGATCAACGGCCAGGAGTTCATATCGCAGGCCGACCGTCTAGCCATCACGACCGGCCCCGACTCGAGCCCCTGGCTTCTGGTGGCGACGCTCTAATGACCGAACGGCAGGGTTCGTTCTCGGATTCGTACGAGGCCTTCCGCGAGGGCGTGGAGGACGGACTTCGCGTTGCCGCCGAGGAGATCATGGCCGCCGCCGACGTGCTCTGCCCAAAGGACACGCTCACGCTCGTCCACAGCCGGTTCATCGACGACGTCGAGCGCTCCGCGACCGGAGCCAAGGTCACGATCGGCTACGGACGCGGCACCGACTTCAACCCGAAGACCGGAGAGCACCCCAGCGAGTACGCCGTCCCGGTGCACGAGATCCTCAACGCGCGTCACGCGCCTCCCACTCAGGCGAAGTACCTCGAGACGGCAGCGCTCGCCTACGAGCCGACGTTCGGAGCGACTCTGCGCATCACGATTGAGGCGAGACTAGTCTCGAGGATACGCCCGTGACCGCCCTGATGGTCGAAGAGATTTGCGAGTTCCTCGTCTCGTTCTCGCCCGCGATCACGCTCGGAACCCCCGCCGCCGCGCTCAGCTTCAACCCGACCGGCAGCACCGGCAACATCTACGGATTCGACATGCCGGACAAGCCGGACGCGTGCATCAGCATCTGGCCGTACGGCGGCTCGCTCCCGCATCTCGTCGACAACGTGGACGAGCCCACATTCCAGGTGAAGGTGCGCGACATGGTCGTGCCGTCCGGGGAGAAGACGATCCAGGGCGTCTTCAACGCGCTGCACGGCATCTACGAGCGCGCGCTCGTCCCCGCTGGAGACTGGTACTGGAACCGCATGTTCGCGCTGCAGAACCCGATCTACCTCGGACGCGACGACGTCCAGCGCCACCTCTGGGTGCAGAACTTCCGCGGCTTCGTCCGCAACCCGTTCCGAGGCGTCGAAGGCGCCGTCGACCACTAGGAATCCCCGCGCTGCCGATACCTACGGCCGCATGCTCACGTACGAGAGCAAGGGGGGTTAGCAAGTGGCAAACCCAAACGCGATCGCCGGGAAAAACGGGTCCGTCTACATCCCGGGAACGCCGAATGCCCCCATCGGAGAGATCACGCAGTGGCAGATCCAGGCTGACCGTGAGAACTACGACCAGACGGCGCTCGGCGACGACTGGAAGCGGTTCGTCATCGGCCTCGCCGGATGGTCTGGCAGCCTCACCGGCTTCTACGCGATCCCGAGCGACTCGGCCGGACAGCTCGTTGTCTACAACGCGCTGATCAACGGCATCGAGTTCGCCTGCCAGTTCGTCACGGCCGTCGGCGGTGGCTTCTTCGAGGGAATCATTCACGTCACACAGTTCACGGTCGGCAACCCGAACAACAACTTGGTGTCGATCGCGTTCACCTTCACCGGAAACGGCACATTGCAGCATCTGCCGTAGCCGTGCGCTCCTTCTCCGGATCCGGGGGGGCGGTCTACCTGCTCGGGGATCCCGTGACGAACGGGGTCTCTGAGCCGTGGCGCCCGCGCGCGCTGCTCGCGAAAGTCGCGCGCTGGGGCATGCGACTCAACGAGAACGTGTTCGTGGCACCGACGATGGGCGCCGACTCCGTCCATGTCAAGCCGCAGCCGACGACCGCACGTCTCGAGGTCGAGGAGATCACCGGCATTGAGGTGGCGACCGGCGACGAACTGCTGGTCGAAATGCCCTTCATGGGCGGCAGCATCCGCGGCGTCGTCGAGGTGACGACGTCCGTGGCAAACCAACTGCAGGGCGACCCCCTGCTCATCGACGACCTGAAGGAGGTCGAGTATGTCCAGTGAGACCCCCACCGCGACAGAGCCGAAGCAGGAGCCGATCGCAAAGGCGCCCCCGGCTGCCGAGAAGCCCGCGCCCGTGTCCGAGCCGAAGGTCGAGCCAGCATCGAACGGTTACGCCGACCGCAACGCGTTCCTGTCCCTGATCGGCGACCTCGCCGAAGACGACATGACGTTCACGACCACGAAGGGCAAGGAGATCAAGCTCCTCGTCCGCGAGATCACCGGCAAGGAGCGCGCCGACCTGATCACACTGCAGGCGGCCGCGTACGCGAAGGGCGAGCTCGACATGGTCAACTACGAACGGAAGATGCTGCTCGCGGGCATCGTCGATCCGGAGTCGCCGGAGGGCGCCCGGCAGCCGCTCCTGAAGTCCGGTGACGCCGACGCGCTGATGGGCTTGGGGGCGTCAAAGGTGGCGTTGCTTGTCGCGAAGATCGAGGAGTTGTCGGCGATGGGTGTCGTGAACCAGACGAGGGTCGAGGGAAACTCCGCGACCACCCCGAGCGACGACTCTACTTCCGCATAGCGGAGTCACAGGGGAAGAGCGTGAACGAGATGCTGGCGACCACGACTTCCTCAGAGATCGCCGAGTGGGCGGCCGAATACATGCTCCGCAACGAGGACGAGGAGCGGGCATATAAGGAGGCCGATGCTGAACGTCAGGCCCCCGAGGGCGTTGCGGGCGTGCTCGACGAGGATGCGGAAGCGGAGATCCTGCGGGTCGCGCGCGAGCGGGGGTACGAGGTCTAGTTGGAAGTCGCCGAACTCACCGCGACTCTTGACGCGAAACTCGAGCCGCTCGCGCGCGCCCTCTCGCAAGCTGACGCTCTCCTCGTGGCAACTAGACGCGAGCTGAAGTCGGTCGAGGAAGCGTCCGCCAAGGCGGGCGTTGCTATGGGACAGGTGAAGATGCGCTCCGGCCAGGCTGCAGAAACGACCGGGGTGATCGAGGCGATCAAACGCGGCCTCGGCAGCCTGCGAGACAAAGCGGTGGATACCACGCGGTCGCTCCGAGACGTGAAGATGACGTCGCGTCAGGCGGCGGAAGACACCGCCGTCACCGAGGTGCTGATCGCAAACCAAAACCGCCTCCAAAGACAGATACGCCAGACGAGGCGTGAACAGGCATTTGGTGGTGGGGGCGGAACGGGGCTAGGGGCCCTCGGATCCATCGTTCCGGGAGGCGGGCGAGCCACAGGTGCCGCCTTCGGCGTCGCCGTCGCGGGCGCAGCGGCGCTCGCAGCCCCGTTGGCGCCAGCGGTAGGCATCATCGCCGCCATTCCCGGGCTCGTCGCCCCCGCGGTCGCCGCGCTCGGCGTACTCGCACTCTCGGGCTTCGGAGACGTCACGAAGGCGATCGGCGGAAACAAGAAGGCCTACCAGGATCTTCTGCCCGCGCAGAAAGCGTTCGTCGACTCGATCCGCCAGTTAGTTCCGCTTCTGAACGGCATGAAGCAGATCGTCGGGTCAAACCTGTTCGGGCCGATGGCCGCCGCGTTGCAGTCTGTCGCCCGCAACGCCTCCGCGCTCTCTCAGATCGGCGGGATCCTCCGAGGCATGTCGCAGTTGATCGGCAACATCGCCGCATCCTGGATCAAGTTCCTCGGGTCGACGCAATTTCTTGACTCGTTCCGGCAGACGCTCTCGACCGTCGCCCCGATGTGGCAGCAACTGTCCGGAGCCATGCAGGCGGTCGTGCAAGGACTCGTCAACATGGGCGTCACGTTCAAGCCACTCGAGCAGTTCCTGACCGATGCCGCGGTGAAGGCCGCGAACTTTTTCAAGGAATGGTCGAAGAGCAAGGATGCGAAGGCGGCGAACGACGCGATCATCACGTCGCTGAAGCTGCTCGCCCAGACGGCGGACGCGCTCATCTCCATCATCAAGGGCCTCTTCGACATTCTCAAGCCGGTCGGCACGCTGCTGCTGTCTTCTCTCAACCCGCTCCTGAAAGAGTTCGGACAGTGGCTCCAGAAGAACTCGCAGACCATCTCCGGCGTTCTGATCAACGCGCTCGAAGGACTCATATCCGCCCTCAAGGGAGTCATCGCCTTCATTAAGCCGTTCGGGCCCACGATCGAGGAGGTCTTCAAGGTCTGGGGTGAGGCGATCAAGGGCATGGGGATGGAGGTCGAGTGGCTCGGCAATCACATGCACTGGCTGGCCGACGCGACGAACTGGGCGACCAAGAACGTAGTGAGCGCGGTCTCATGGATGGCGTCCGGAGTTTCGACGGCGATCGGCGGGATCAAGACCGTCATCCAGGACGTCGCGAACGGTCTGATCTGGCTCGTCAACCACATTCCGATCCCCACCTTCAAGACCGTACTCGGCATACCGATCCCCACCGGAGTGCGTTTCCTGAACATTGGCAGCGTCGATCTCAGTAGCAGCGGCGGGGGCAACCCGCCCGGAATCCAAGGTCCGACAGGATCGGGCGGCGGTGGTCAGCAATCGACCGTTCCTCCCGGAGTCCATGGAGCGAACACTGGCGGCAGCGGCTTCCCGAACTTTTCTCCCACGCCGATCAGCCCCACCGGCAGCGCCGATCCGTTCACGGGCGGCGCGGCGGGTTCGGGCGGCCGGACAAAGAAAAACACAGGCGCGAACGCCTACATCAACCCGTTCCTCGGCCGCGGCCAGGGCCGCATCGACCAAGGTCAGGATTTTAGCGGCAGCGGCCCGATTCTCGCGATCGGTGACGGGATCGTCCGTCGGGCCGCCTCGAGCGGCACGGGCTGGCCGGGCGGCGGCTGGGTCAGCATCACCCTCACAAGTGGCCCGCGCGCGGGGTGGACGTACTACGTAGCCGAGTACCTCACCCCGAAGGTCAGCGCCGGACAGCACGTCCGCAAGGGACAGGTTATCGCCGAACAGAATGGCGGCATCGAGGCCGGGTGGGTCGCCAGTCCCACGCAGGGCAGCGCGATGGCGGGCAACGCCCTCTCGTCGCAGCTCGGACAGAACGCGATCCAGCGCGGCCTCTCCAGCGACCCGGGAGGCGTTCCGTCGCCTCAAGGTCAGGACTTCGCACGCTTCCTCGGCTCGATCGGTGTCGGAGGTCACGGACGGGCAAAGCAGCCATCAGCGCTCGACCTGATCCTTCCCCCTGGCATGCAGGCCGGACTGGCGGCGGCGCAACAGGCTGTGGTGAGCGCGAAGGGTCCAGCGGCGATGGTGACGGCCGAGAAGGCGTACGTCGCAGAGCTCGAGAAGATTCAGACGCTCCTCGATCACGAGAAGATGACCGGCGACGCGCTCGTCCGTCTGAACAAAGAGAAGCTGCTCATCGCCAAGGACCTGAAGAAGGCGCAATCCGACCTGATCACGGTGGAGAACACGCAGCACGTCCTTGGCATCCTCCGTCCGGTGCTTGGGGGCACGCAAACGCCGGGTACCGGAATGACATCGCTGAGGAAAGAGTATGCAGCGATTGAGGCAGAAATACGGAAGAGCGGGATCGCCCTAGCAGGCAGAGCCGAACTCGTAATGAGGTTGGTCGCGCAGGCGATGGAGAAGCCGATCAGGGACTCGAAGATGCGCGACATCGTCCGCCAGTTGCTAGACGGAGTCAAGAGCGTGGTGGACTCTCGAGCAGCGGCGATCAAGACCGCAATCGCGGCAATCAAATCAGCGATGGACTCGATGCAGTCGACGGCGCTGTCGGCGTTCGACGCGATCAATCAGAAGTGGAAGTCGCCAGCGCAGCAGAAGCTAGACGCGATGCAGAAAGAGGATCAGGCCAATCAACTGAAGCAGAACTTGTCGGACGCGATCACCCAATACGGCGCCGGATCTCAGCAGGCCAAGGATGCACAGCGCGCCATCGACGAAGCGGCGCTCGCGCAGCAGGCGCAGGATGAGCAGACGGCGCACGACGCCGCGGTGAAGGCGAAGAAGGACCAGTTCGAGAAGGAGTACGCCGCCCTCCAGATCCAGTTGGCGAAGACGCACGCGAGCGCGGAGACGGCCGCTCGAGCGCTGCGCACCCTTTACAGGAAGTACGGTCTGACGCCAAGCTCGGTGCAGGCAGTGACCGACTGGAACACGGCGCAGAGCCTCTTCGTCGCTGGCATGGCCGGGTTGACGCAGGCGATCAACAGCCTGTACACCGCCATCACTGGCAAGAAGGCTCCCGGTGGCGGCAAGGGAGGCGCTCCGATCATCAACCCGGACGACCCGCTCGGCGGCGGCGGGGGTGTTCCGGCGACCAACCTCATACCTCCAATGGACAAGCACAGGCCGTTCGGCTATGCGGCTGGCGGTCTCGCAAGGGCTGTCCCCGGCGGCATGTACCGAGTCGCCGAAGCCGGGCACGACGAGATGATCATCCCGCTTGATCCCTCCCGGAGAAGCCGCGCGATGCAGTTGATGCACCACGCTGCGAATATCGTCGGCTTCGCCGACGGCGGAGTCCCCAAGCCGCCAAAGGGTCTGCTGCCGCAACTCGGCCCGGGACAAAAGATCAACCCCACAACCGGACTGCCGGACGTACCAGCCTTCAGAGCAGCAGCGATGTACCTCAACGACGCAGGCCGGGATAAAAATGACACCCCGATCCTGTCGGCGCTCATCGGATCTCTCGGCCCGGGCGCGCAAGCAAAGGCGTCGATGCGCGCGACCACCACGTTCGACGGCTATCCGCTGCGACAAGGACTCTGGCGTGGCACTGGCGGTGTCGTCAACCAGCAGATGATCTCGGGGTGGAAGTCACTGTTTCCCAACGTCGTGTTCGAGACCGGAACCCCGGGCGAGCAAATCTCGTGGATGCAGGCCGCCTCGCGATTGCCGCTCGGAGGCCAGGAACTCGGAGGTCTGATCCAGAACGCCTACGCAGGCGGGTCGAAGCGTGGGTCACTACTCGAGCACGCCACATCGCACGCCGTGCACTTCTCGAAGGGCGGCTACGTCCGCGCGCGCCCGGGCGGCACGCTCGCCCTCCTCGGCGAGGGCGGACGCGACGAGATGGTCACCCCGGTCGGAGGCGGCGGGGGCGGCGGAGACATCCACCATCACATCTACATCGACTCGACCGAGATCGCCCACACCATCACCGAGCGCCAGTTGCGGTCGAAGCGCTACGGCGGCGTCGGCTTCCAGAGCTCCACGCGAAGCTGATGGCAGGACCGATCCAGGCACTCAAGCACGCGGAGTCCGCCTGGATCAAGGTCGAGATCGCGTTCCCGAACAACTGGAACGACACCTCGCTCACATGGTCGGATGTGACGAACCGCGTCCGGTTCACCACCGACGGCGGCATCTCGTGGCAGCGGGGACGCGACGACGAGTTCCAGGAGATCGTCCCCGGCACGGTCAGCATCACCTTCAACAACCTCGACCGCGCCTTCGATCCCACCTACCCCGGCTCGCCCTACTTCCCATACGTCGACGGCGGTCGGCCGATCAGGATCACCTGTTACTACCCGACTCCGGCCACCGGATTCGTCCAGTTCATCGGCCAGATCGACGAGTGGGACATCTTCTGGCCTCCGGGACGAGACGCCTACGTCGTCGCCACAGGACCGGAAATGATCGGCGCCCTCGCGAACTCCCACATCAACGCCAACGCCTTCCTATCGCTCACCGCACAAGCTCGTCTAGCAGACCTTATGGCCTACGCCGGGATTCCGGTCGCCCGGCAGAACTTCCTGAACGGGACGTATGCGATCCAGACCCAGCTCTACACGAACACCGACGTCCTCGCCGCAGCGCAACAAGTCGCATCCTCCCAGAATCAGGTGTTCTACGAAACCCGAGACGGCATTTTCCAGACCAAGGGAGTCTTCTCAGGCGTAGGTGCTCTGGCGACGTCCTTCGGTGAAAAGACCGGCACAGAGATTCCGTTCTCGACCATCGACATCGCCAACAGCGGCGCCTATCTCTACACCGTCGTCGAGATGACAGCGGCTGTCGCCCAAGGCGGAGCCCAGGCGCCGGTCGTGACGGCAACGGTCGCTGGTGGCGGACTGCAGCGTTACGGCTACAGACCGTACGCGCGCAACATCGCGGCGCTCACCCAGGCGAACGCACAAAGCGCCGCGACCGCGATGGCGGCCCTGATCGCCGCCAAAGGATTGACGCGCGTCAAGTCGGTCGTGATTAGGCCGATGCGCGCCGCCGCGATCTCGTGGCCGGTCGTTCTGGCCGCCGACTTCGGAAACACTTGCACGTTCAACTACCTGCCGCCAGGGGGCGGACCGCGGTTCTCACAGGACATGATCATCCGGTCGATACGACACGAGATCAAACGAGACTGGGTCGTCACCTGGATGACGACACCACAGCACGCATGACTGTCCTCACCACCACCGCCCCCATCTTCGGCGGCATCGTCACGGCGCAAGGCACGCCTAACGGAACCGTCGCCGTGACCGCCGCTACCAGCCTGATCGCCAACGTGGTCGTCGCTGGCGCCGGGTCGGGCTCCCTCGACATCCTCGGCGCGCACCCGGCCGACGCGAACTACGACCGCATCGACCTCGTCACGCAGGACACCACCGGGGCGTTCGTCATGGTCACCGGCACCGCCCAGTTCGGCCCCGTGCTCGCACCCTCCACGGCGAACGCGATCTTCGCCCAGGTGTACGTCCTCTCGCAGGCATCTCCGACGTACACGGGCACGATCACCAACGACGCGATCCTCCAGACGCCGGAGGACGCGTACGTGCTGCTGCCCCAGATCGCGCTCACATGGTCGTACACGTTCCTGTCCGGCGCGCAGTCGAACACCGACCCGGGCGTTGGCAACTACGGGTTCGACACGAGCCTCAACGGAACGATGGCACACATGTACATCAGCTTCCAGAACGCGGAGGCGCCGATCGGCGGCGGCATCGTCGGACTCGCCAGCGGCTTCAAACAGTGGCTCGACCAGGCGGGCAACATTGGGCCGTTCTACTTCCGCATCTTCTCAAGATCGGATCCGACGATCTGGTGGCTAGCGATCGCTACCTCGGTGGTAGACCACACCGCGTACGCGGACGTCTCGATCACCTTCATCCGCCAGTCGAACTTCACTGTCGGCGGCCCGGTGCAGCCCACCGACGTCCTGGATTCCGTCATCGCGTTCGACGGATTCGTCCCGGCCACCGAGACCGGACAGAGCGGGTCGGCGACTCTGGCCGGGGATGTGTCGATGGTGACCGCCAACACGTTTTATGACGGCCCGAGCGTCGGCTTCATCGGCAACACCGGAGAGACGTACCTACTCACTGGCTACGTGACGATCCTGGGTCCAGCCGGAACAGCGAAGACCACCGTGCGATTGACTGACGGCACGACTGTCTACGCCGAGGGCGAGAACTCAATCGGCGCCACCAGCACAGGCGTCATCACTCTCATGGCATTAGTGCCCGGCAACGCCTCGTACAAGTTCACGGCGACTTGCAACGTGAACGCCGCCACCATGAAACGCGACCCGGTCGCGAACTCGTCCGGAGCCCATGTCGCCTCGAAGCTCACCTACATGCGTATCAGTTAGCACCGATAGGAGCACAGGCATGACGCTGTCGGTCACCATGCCTTGCTCTCAGGCCGGGCGGCACCGGCCCTACTGCGGTTCTGCCGTGAGGCATCCAGGCAGGGCCCGAGATGGTTGATGCGCTTCTCCTTGCCGCATCGGCTACCAACTACGGAATCCCGGCAGCCGCCCTAATCGTGAGCGCAGCAGCCCTCCTCTACGGCGTCAAGTTCGGGCGGACAGGCACGATCGCCTCGATCGAATCGGCCATGTCCGACCGCATCGACGACCTCGTCCAGCAACTCAAGGACGCGCGCGAAGAGGGTCGCGAGTGTAAGCGGCGCTGTGACGGGCTACAGAGAGAGAACGTCGAGCTCATGCGCCGACTCGTCAACCTCGAGAAGAACGGAGACCATTGAAACGCCGTGGGATGGTCGCACTCTGGATCTCATGGATCATGGCGGCCTTCGCGATCGCATGGGTTGTCAAGGTGCAGTTCGACGTCTCCGACGAGACAGTCACCCGCAAGAAGGAGGACGCCGCCACCATCTGCGTCATCAAGACACTCCTGAACGAGTTCATCTACAACAACATCCAGATTCACTTGCCTGGCTTCGAGAAGCGAGCCGCCTTCTACCGCACCATCTACCAGCAGCTTCCGAAAGGTAGGTGTGCATGACGGAGCGTCGGGTCCTTCTCGTCACCAGAGCCATGCAGATCAGCCTGGTCGTCAGTTGGCTCGCCATCTTCGCCGCCCTCCTCTGGACGTGGAACACGGCCGCCACCGTCTCGAGCCTCAACCAGGCCGTCCACCGGATCAACAAGACCGACCTGATCTCCTGCCAGTTCCTGAACGCCGACGCAGCCACGCATCTGAAGCAGAACCAGACGACGCGCGCCAACCAGTTGAAGGCCGAGACGTTCTTCATCCGCGACGCCGACTTGTTCCTCGGTCTCTTCGCTAGCGTCAAGTCGCACTCGCCCAACATCCGCATCTTCGCGAACTACATCCGCTCCGAGCGCGACCTCGTCATCTCGATCCGCGACGGGTCCGCGCAGAACATCGTCTACAGCCAGCAGCTCGCCACGCTCGGCAGGAGACTCGCCAACCAACTCCACTGCTAGGAGGGACAGCATGCTCGCATCCACCGAGCACGACCTCATCCTGGCCGTCCTAGTGCTCGCGGCCATCGCCCTGATCCTCTTCATCTGGCATCAGCGCTGAAGCGACGATAAGCGCCAACGTCAATCCAAGGAGGCACCGTGACCAACCCCCTATCCTCGAACCCCGAGCCTGGCAAGTTCGCCTCGCCGGACATCACCGCAGCGCAAGTTCTCTCCGTCATCTCCGCCGTCGCGGCACAGGTCGTCGCGTGGGGCATTATGACGCAGGGCACGTCGGCGCAGCTCGTCTCGATCGCTGGCATCGTGCTACCCGCCGTCTGGGCGGTCGTCGACTCCGTCATCCGCCACGGGCGCGCAACAGGGAGCGCGGCCAAGTAGCGATAGACTCTACCCAGATCATCCAAGAAGGGAGTCGCATGGCTATCAGCGCAATCCGTCTCAACGTCGACCGGGAAATCTACGAGGTTCAGTACGACAAGGACGAAGTCCACGGCCCGACGGTCAGGGTGAAGTTCAAGAACGCGGACAGCGACAAGGTCTCTATCTACACGGGCGCGAACGACGGCACCTTCATCGTCACCACCGGGAAAGGCGTGGTCATCCACGACCACGTCACCGTGAACGGATCCGATGGCGGAGAAGAGGCGGGCGAGGTCTCGCTGCACGCGTAGACTTGCGTTCTTCGGCACGACACGCGAGAGGGCCTTCGGGCCCTCTCAGCGTTTCAGGGCAACCACGTGGCAGCCGAGCGCGAAGCAGGCCAACCCCACAGGGATCCCGATGATCGTCAGGCAGAGCAGGCAACCGGCGAACATCAGGAGCACGCAGAGCGGGAAGCCGACGAGCAGGGTGTAGAGGATGCTGCCGATCACTTGACACCACGGTACCACATCTGTTACCGTCGTGCCATGCCTGAGCTACATGATCGACTTGACGAGCTCGACCGCTTCCGCGACATGGACGAGCGACAGGTCGAGCCGCTCTACGCAGCCCGCGCTGCCGCTATCCGTTCAGCGCGCACGGCTGGGGCGACAGTTTCGGAAATCGCTCGCCGTCTGAACGTCGGAAGGAAGGTCATCTACGATGCCCTTGAATCGCAGTAAAGACACGACAGCGGTCGTGTACTTCTTGCGATCCGGCGAGAGAATCAAGATCGGATCGACAACGAACCCGCGAACGCGATTCGGTGAGATCGCGAATCAGATCGGCGCAGACGTGGAGTTGCTCGGATGGATGCCGGGAGACTACGCGGTCGAGCGCAACCTACATAAGCGATTCTTTGCCACGCGCATCGAAGGCGAGCAGGAGTGGTACACACCCTCGCCGGAACTCGATGCAGTGATCGCGATTGCATGTTCGGCTGCAACCTGTCCTCCCGACTCGCACAAGAGCGCAGCCGTCCGTCTCGACCACGGCACCTACGAGATGCTCAGACGGATCGGAGCACGGCGGGATCGCTCAATCTCAAATCTACTCCTGATCGCAGTTGATCTGTGGATCGCTGTCGGCTGTCCCGAGCCGCCTGAATCTCGCGCTATCGCGATTACCGCCGTGCACGGTCAATGACCGCGGTGCTGACAAGAGCGGGGACCAAAGTCTGATGCCAGACTCGACGCGCCGGGCCACCACCATGCGCTTCGCCCCGCTCCTGTGAACACCGCAACGAAAGGAGGCCGAACTCCATGACCCTCGTGCTCCCTGAAGGAGTGCCCCCAGCACCGCCGCCCGCAGGAAGCCGCCAGCTAGGCCTGCGCATGTCGCCGAGCCTGCGCCTCTCCATCGGCTTCAGGAATCCGGCACGCAACAACGCCCCCGACAAGCTCGACTACTTCCGCGCCAAGGAAGGCGCCAACGGCGAGTTCAAGGCCGCGGCCGCCAAGTTCCACTCCGAGGAGTGCTACGGACCGACTCCACGCGCGGTCGACATCCGTCTGCCCGCTCGTCTCGAGGACGCCCTGCGCATCGAGTACCTCGCGTTCAAGGGCAACCGCGACGACCCCGCTGGCGGCGTGATGACAGCACGTGGCGAGACGAACTTTGCAGCGCTCGGATGGGCTGGCGGCCCCGACACGCTCACCTTGTTCGAGCAGGACGGGGAAGTCAGGCATGTCCGCACCGAAGGCATCGACGCGCTCACCGGGAATCCACGCGACGAGATCGCCGCCAGCTCGGGGCTGATGTTGTGCACGACGCTACGGGTCGGACTGCCGAAAGTGCTCGGCTACGGATCGTTCGCGGAGATCACGTCGAAGAGCATGAAGTCCACCGACCAGCTCTGGGCGAAACTCCGCGACTGGTACGCGGCGTGGCCGAACGGCGCGATCACGTTCGCGATGCAGCCGAAGCTCGTTGTCAAGCCCGCGTTCGCGCGACCGCTCGTCAAGGGGAAGAGGATGCGCGTCCAGGTGTACGTTCTCGACCTCGTCGGCGGAGACTCCGAAGAAGAGATGCTCGCCCGCCTCGACCGCTACCACGGCTCGATCCAGATCGCGCCCGGCAGCGTTATGCCTGTCGCCGAGCTTCCACCCGGGGCACCAGAAGGAGCCGTGCCGTTCGAGGCTGTCGAAGACATTGTGGACGCCGAGATCGTCGACGACGACCCGGGTCCCGCAGATACGGGGCCGGACTCTGTGGGCACAGCAGAGACACCTCCTTCCGAGCCGACGATTGCATCGGAAGAGACGGCGCCCGCGGTCGTGGCCGCGGGCACCGGCCCCGTAGAGCATGACGCGCTCCCCTTGTCGGCCTCGGGGAGCGCGTCAGAAGCGCCCGGACGGCAGGATGAGACCCCCCTGCCTGCGGCGGGCGCTGGAACAGACGACGGAGAGCCGGTGCTGGCTGCGGTCGCACCGGCTCCCGGCGTCGAACCCTCCACCGACGAGAAGGCCCTGGCTGACCAGGCGGCGAAGATGAAGCCGCCGTGGGGCTCATACCAGACACAGACGCTCGGCACGATCTACAGCAACCCGTCCGGCAACGGCCGGGCGTGGATCGAGTACGCGATCAAGCAGAGCGTCGACGGCAAAGAGTCGAACGCGACGTTCGAGCGCGCACTGTGGGCGTTCGTGAAGGTGTACCTCCCCGACCTCTACGCCGAGCACAAGGAGCATGCGAAATGAGCAACGCCGAACCCGAACTCGACCCTGTCGCCGGACTGTCTGTCAGCACCGTGAAACTGATCCGCAACACGAAAGGCGTCAACTGGGAGATCCGTGTCAGCGAAGGTACGACGGAAGAGGAACTCGTCCGTCTGCGCACGCTCGCCGTCGCACAGCATGAGGCGCTCGCCGCGATGTTCCCGGAGAGCGCGTGACCACCAAGCATGCCCGCAAGAACGAGCGCCTAGACGCGCTCCGCCGCAAGCGCGACCTCGACCTGCGCGAGATCGGCACGGAGCTCGCGAACGGTAAGCAGCAGCTTGAAGAACGGGCCGCGCGCGCGCGAAAAGTCGTGTGGGATGACTTCCGAAGGGCGACAGGAAAGTGACCGACTTGATGACTGAGCTGAAAGAAGCAAACGCCCGGTGCGAGCGGTGGGCTGAGGACTGCGAGAAGGCGCTGGGCCACATCGCCAGGTTGGAGGCTGAGCGGGACGAGGCGAAAACGCTGCTTCGTGAAGGCTTGGTGTCTGCTGCTCGGGCCTGCGAGCACGTAGAGGCTGAGCAGGATGACGAGATAGCTCGTCGTGTCGCGCTCGAACAGGATCGCTCTGATTGGAGAGAGCGCGCCATCAGGCTGCGGGCAGCACTTACCCGTGTTGACTCGGCGTGCGAGGCACTCAGTGACGAGGACGCTGCTTTCATCCGTGCTGCTCTGGCTGGCGAGGAGAATCCGTGAGCGTTGAGAACGTCCAGTATGCCGAGCAGTTGCTAGCGCGCGTCGCCGAGTTGAAGGCTGAGCGGGACGAATGGCGTGAAACGGCTGGGCGCTGGCGGCGAGACAACGACGTTCTTGTTCTTCAGGTCGCCAGGTTGCGTCGTCAGTACATGGACGCAGCCGAAATCATGGAGGCTGAGCGGGACAAGCGCATCGCCGAGTTGGAGGCTAAGTGGCCGTGCGAGAAGGCCGAGGCGCGGGTCGCCGAGTTGGAGGCGATGGCCTTCGGCGTAGACGGGCAGACGTTGCAGGCCCGCATCGCCGAGTTGGAGGCTGAGCGGGACAGGCTGCGGGCGACTCTCGGCCGAATACGGAACGCCCCTTGTTCCCATTGTTGGGGAAACGAGTGGGCTGATGCTGCTCTGACTGGCGAGGAGAAGCCATGAGTGTCCTGTGGTGGGGATTCGCGGATGCGAAGGGATGGATTTGCTTCCGGGTGAAGCCGTGACCGCCGGGGCTGACCGCGCCGACCGCATCCGGGAAGCACTCCTGATGGTTGAGGGCGCGAGCGCTTGGCGTACAGAACGAATAGGTGTCTGGTGCTTCACGGAGGAGGAGCCGCCAAGCGCAGACATCCCCCCGGGTTCGGTGGTGCTGACCGCCGACGAGGCTAAACGGGTGCGGCACGCTCTGACATGGGAAGGTGGGGTCCCGCCTGCGCTTGACGACTGTCTCGCTGCTCTCGCGTTGCTTGGCGAGGAGAAGTCCGATGTATGACACCATTCTCAGTTGTCCGAACTGCGGACTAGAACATCGTCTGGTCGCGGACAATGTGGTGGAGCACCGTGACGCCCTGATCCGTGCGGGTGACGTGCTCGCCACCCGGCTAGACGAAACACCCGTGCCATCGCGCTTCGGGTTCGAGGATCTCGACAAGGCAAAGATGCAGCAGCAGGCGGTGCGAGAATGGCTCGCCATAGCCCACCCAAACGGGGAAGGCCACGTAGACGCGACCACGGTCGGCGAACGCGGCGAACGATCGGGCATGACGTGGGACGAAGCGACAGAATGACGCTGCACGTTCTCCGTGTCCGTACCCGTGAGATTCGCCGGAAGCCCGTCGGCGAACGCTGGTGCTTCAACTGCCGCAAACGGCTAGAGCACGCAATCGTGGTCACGGCGCCCGTCGACCCGATGAGCTACTACGGCCCGAATTGGGCGTATGAATGCGCGCGCTGCAAGGGCGACCACGTTGATTTTCCGGGCTGTTTCTCAGGTCGGGAATGGGCGGACGAGTGACGTCGCGTGAGAGGGCATGGGCCACGCCTGTCCCGGCTCTCTCACGGGGCGCCACCCGAGACGCGACACTCCGCTCTCTCCCCAGGGCGGCGCTCCACAGGTTGCCGCGCCCGGGCAGGTCAGCGGGAGAGCGGCGGGGCTATGCAGGTTCGACTCCTGCCCCCGCTGACTACATCACCCGGACAGCCGCCTACCCCGAGTCAGGCGAGCGGTGAGAATACTCCTCGCATCCGACCTCCAACTCGAATCCGGACAGGCGCTCGGGCACGGCGAGTACGGGCCCGGCAGCCGCTTCGCAGACCAGGAAGCCATGCTCGACCAGATCGCGCGCATTGCCGTGGCCGAAGGCGTGCGGTTGGCGATCCTAGCCGGGGACACGTTCGACCGCTCGAAGCCGTCGCCGTGGGCGATCCTTGCGCTGCAGAAGTTCCTCGCCCACATCGACGAGGCGATCATCATCTCCGGCAACCACGACGTCAAATCGCTGGCGTTGCCGTCCGTGCTCGGCTGCTTCGAGGACGCCAATCACGTCGAGGTGTTCGACAAGCCATCCGTCAAGATCGTGGAGAACGAGTTCCGCATCAGCATGCTCCCATGGATGCCGTCAGCCGCGTTCGACGCGGCTGGGCCGACAGACCGGGATGAGCGCAACGACTGGATCGGCCAGAAGCTAGGTGCCGTCGCGCGGGAACTCGGCAACCATCACTTCGACGGCCGCCGCATCCTGATCGGCCACTGGTCGATCCGCGGCGCCTCCACGTCCACCGGCATCGGCGTGGACGTGTTCCGCGAGCCGCTCGTCCCGCTGGAAGCGCTCACGTCCGGCTACGACCTTGTCGCGTTCGGTCACATCCACAAGATCCAGGTGCTGAACGAGACCCCGCCCGTCCTGTACTTAGGCGGCCCGTGGGTGAACAACTTCGGGGAGGCGAACGAGCCGCACGGCGTCTGGATATACGACACCGAACTGCCCGAGATGCGCTTCGTGCCGGTCAAGGACCCGCGGAAGTTCGTGACGGTCGACCTCGAACCATACGACGCACTGCCCGATGATCTGGCTGACACGGTCGTACGTATTCGCTACACCGTCACCGAGGATGAGGCGCAACAGATCGACCAGGCTGGCATCCGCAAGGCAGCCGCAGAGAGCGGCGCGCACAAAGTCTTCATCCAGCCGACCGTGCTGAAGAAGAGCCGGGCACGCATCGAAACGTCGGCGGAGGCGCTGGACGACGGCCAGACCGTCGACCTATGGCTCGAGCTCGACCGCCCATCGCCAGACCGGCGGAAACGCATCCTCGCCTTGCACGACGAGATTCGGGACGGGATCATCTAATGATCGACGCTGCGCGACGGGGGCACACTACAACGAGATCCGGGACGACTCGCTGTATGCCTCCGTCGCGGAGCGCCGACTCGAGTCGGACGACACTCCGCTCTCCCCAGGTCGGCGCTCCTTGATACCGCTGCGTCTCGCAGCCTCGCACTACGGGCCGTACGAATCCCTGTCGTGGCAACCGCCGCGCGGCCTCACCGCCATCCTCGGACAGAACGCGGGCGGCGAAGGCATCTCGTCGAACGGAGCTGGCAAGACGAAGCTCCTCGAGATCCTCCCGATCGCGTTGTTCGGACCGCGGCTGCCGTGGGGTGAGTACGTCACAACAGGCACCGTCGAGGAGAAGTGCACGGTCGCGCTCGAGTTCGAACATCGCGACTACCAGTACAAGGTCGTGCGCAACTTCGATCCCCGCGGACGCGGCAAGACTTCGCTCGACCTGAACTTGCTCGGCGACGACCTGCAGTGGATCCCGATGACCCGCGAGTCCCAGTCCGAGACGCAGAAGGTAATCGACGATCTGCTCGGCATGAGCGAGGAGACGTTCTCCCAGTCCGTGTTCGCCGCGCAGGGCGCTCAGCATTTCGCCGACCCTGCGCTCACTCCGGCGCAGCGCAAAGCGGTGCTGTCGGAAGCGCTCGGACTCGACGAGTGGGCGCGGTTGGCCGCTGCCGCCACCGAGCGCCGCCGCCTCGCCGAGGCGGAACAGGAGAAGATCGCCGCTAGCCTCGGCGACCGCCCCGACCCGGAGACCGTGGCCGCGGTCGAGACATCGCTCATGGAGATGAACAACCAGAAGATGAACCTGGAGGCAGACCTCGCCAAGATCGAGGAGGCGCTCGGCATCGCCCGCGCGCGCGCCGAAGAGATTGCCTTGGCGGTCGCCCGCCGCCTAACACTGGCGGCCGAGCACGAAGCCGCTAAGGCCGACTTCAAGCGGATAGACGAGATCGTCCGGCAGGGCGTGCGCGCCCGCGAGTTGGCTACCGAACTGCTGCCGCAGATCGCGGAGGAGTCGAAGATCGCCGCGTCCGTCCCCGAGCTCGAGGCGGAACTGGAGCGACGCCGCGTGGCTGACGGACTCATCGCGGAGCGCGACCGACGCCGAGTCGAGGGACGAGCTCTTGCCGCGCGCGCCGAGTCGTTCGCACAACGCAGCAGCGATGTAAACGCGCAGATCGCCGCGACCGAATCCCAGGCCTTCGCTGTCTGCGATCGCTGCAACCGGCCGGTCGACGACGCCTCCCGCGAGACCGTGCTCAACAGTCTCCGCCGCGACTTCATCACCCTGCAGCAGGAGCTCGATCGTCTTGCGGCTGAAGCCCAGAACGAGTTCGATCTCGCCGACGCTATCATCGTCCGACCCGGCGACGACATCTCGACGTCGGACGTTCAGGCGATGCTGTCCGCCGCCCGCCAGTCCGCAGAAACCCTCGTCCGCCTCGAGGAACGCTACGAGGCTGTGGGCGCCGTCCTCGCCGACACCGAACAGGAATCCCTCAGCGACGCGCACCGTGCCGCCACCGAGCGACTGGCGCAGGCAGAGCAGGCTCGAGGAGCGTCCGTCGCGGACGCTGAACCCGACCTGGAATCCGTCAACTCGATCGAGTCCGCCGCCAAGCTGAAGCGCGACCAGTTGATCATGCTGGCCGCCAGCCAAGGGGCCGCAAAGGAACGGCTCGAAACTTTGCAGCGCGCGCGCGCCGAAACCGACGATGCCGCCGAACGATTGGAAGGTCTCAACCTCGAGATCGCCGACCTCCGCTACATGGAGCTCATGTACGGCCGGGACGGCATCCCCGCGCTGCTCCTCGAAGGGCAGGCGATCCCGCAGATCGAGCAGGAGGCCGAACGCGTCCTGCGCGCCCTCGGCACGAACTTCCGTGTCGAGCTCCGCACGCAGCGCGACCTGAAAACCGACGCCGACCGCAAGAAGGAAACGCTCGACGTGATCGTGTCCGACGACGCCGGGGAGCGGTCGTACGCGTCGTTCTCCGGCGGCGAGCGCACCCGGATCAACCTGGCGCTCCGCATCGGTCTTGCTCGCTTGATTGCGAGTCGCAAAGGTGCGGACATGCGAACGCTCTGCCTCGACGAACCCGAGTTCCTCGACGCGGAAGGGTTGCGTCGGCTGCCGGAAGTGCTGCGCTGCCTCACCGAGTTCGACACGGTGCTCGTGATCTCCCACGACGAGGCGCTATCCGACCAGTTCGACCAGACCGTCACCGTCGTCCGCGACGGAGAACGATCCACGGTGCAGGCATGAGCGTCATCACCTTCGAGCAGCTCGGCGTGATCACCGAGGAGATCCCATGCGCCAAGTGCGGAGAGATCACCACCGTCCACGCGCTCGGCTGGTCGGCCATGCCGGACGTCGGCAACTACGTCGGCTCGTGCTGCCGCAAATACATCGGCGACCTCGACTGGGACGAGTGATGACCCCCGACGAAGTCTCTCAGCGCGTCATTGTGATCAGCGCCCACAGCGACGATCCGTCGCAATCACATTACGAGGCGGACGCGCTCTACCGTGACGTGCTAAAGGCCATCGCAGACGGCGCCGCCGATGCTCCGCTGCTGGCCAGCCGAGCGCTCCGAGTCGAGGAGCTAGACCTAACGAGGTGGTACGAGTGATCGTCACGTTCCTCATGTCCTGCGGCGACAACGAGCGCTTCGACGAGGACGCCGCGGTCAACCTGATCGGCACCGTCACTGTCCTCGACATCGGCGGCGACAAGACCGCCGTCCTCATCACAGCCGCCGAGCTAGTAGACGGCGGCGAGGCCATCTACCTCACCTGTCGCGTGCCCGACGAGATCGCGGCGCGCATCCAGTGACCACCGATACGTTCGTCCATCGTCAACCCGAAGGAGGTGGGTTATGCCCACGCTCGTCGCTGTTTTGTCCCCGGGGAACGGAATGGAGATTTGAGACTGATCGCCGCGATCGCCGCGGCGGCCACGCTCCTGATCTTCGCAGCCCCGGGGCAGGCACAACCTCAGTCGCTTGCGCAACGCATGCAGGCGATCATCTACACCGAGTTCGGTCACGGCTGGGTGGGCCAGGAGTTCGTACGCTGCGCCTACCGCGAGACCGGCCACACCTGGAACCCGCGCTCCGCCAACTACCACGACTCTCACGGCGGCAGCTTCGGACTCCTGCAGTTGAACGGCGCGCACGCGCCCGGAGGCTGGGCGTCACCCTCGTTCATCCTCGCGATGTTCAATCCGTGGCAGAACGTGCGGCTCGCCCATCGTCTCTACAACGGCGCCCTCCACGACTACGGCAACGGATTCCAGCCGTGGGGCGGCGGATGCTGAAGGAAGCAGCGCTCTAAGCGAGAACCAGTAACGGCCGGGGGGTTGCGTCTACAGCCACCAGCAAGTAGGTTCGCCTCCCGGCCATCTTCTATGCCCACCGACGAGAGTCCCCAACCATCCCTCTTCTCCGCCGACGGAGAGCCGACCCTAGCTCCCGTGCGCGTCTGCTGGTCATGCAACGGCAACGGGGTGTCGACCGTCCGCGACGGCCCGTGCACGGTCTGCCACGACGGCTGCGGATGGCTCCCCGACTACGACCCCGACACCGAGGAGATGCCGTACTGATGAACCGCGTCGAAGCAACAATCGTCCTTGAGCTATCCGACAGTGTTCACGTCGGCGACACCTTCCAAGTCACAGGCCAGTGTCGAGTCGTGATGATCAGGGACGACCTCATTGATGTCACACCGATCAACGGACCGCGCGACTACGTCGCGGGCGAGCGCTCCTACGAGCTGCTGATCACTGACGCGCGGATGAGGTTCTGATGGAAGTCTGGGGCATCGACTTCTCCACGAAAGCCATCGACGTACTCGAGGTCGCACTCGACGACGAGACGAACATCTGGTGGCACCACGTCCTTGAAGGCAAGACGCTCGAGGAGCGCATCCGATACCTCGACGCCACCGACGACGCGGGCTACCCGCTCACCTCTCTGCCGCGGCGCAACTCGAACCTCTGGGACAACGTCCTCGCCGTCGGCATCGAACGCCCCATCGGACGGTTCTCCACCGACCAACTCAGCATGGTGCTCGGCGCCCTCATCACCCGCGTCCCCCAGTCGACGCTGATGAAGCTCTGGACGCCGCCCGCATGGAAGAAGCAGTGCGGGATGCCCGGCAACTGCGACAAGGCTCACGTCGCCCGCTGGGTCTCCGAACAGATACCCGGACATCCCCTACTCGAGAGTCAGGACGCCTGCGACGCGTACGCCATCGCGTACGCCACCCGGAGCGTCACCGAACTCGCCCCCACCGACGATAGTCCAACCCCATTCACAGAGGAGGCATCGACCCCATGAGCGAAACGTCACTCGTTCTCCCCGACACTCCGACCGCCGTAAGCGAGACGCCCGCCGACGTCCAGATCCCCGAGGGGGCAGCGCCGATCGCCAACATCGAACCTCATGTCGAGCCGATCCTCGCTCCCGTCGAAGGGCCCGATGGGCAAGTCCACTTCGATGCCAGCACCTACGCGCTCGACGTCCCCAACGTCGACGGCGTCCACGCGGAGAAGATCATCATCGCATTCGCAGGCAGCGTCGAACTCGACATCCACGACGAGAAGGACCTCGCCATATTCAACGCCCTCACTCTCGGCAAGGAAGTCGACCTACGCGTCGCAGGCATCGTCGCCGACCGCCCCAGCCCGCTCAAGACCGACAAGGAGACGGGGGCGCAGACGATGATCCGCAAAACCAAGATCGCAGTTCACACCGTTTACGTCCTGTCTCCTGAAGAGCTCGGCTAACTCTCCTCGGAGCCAGGCGCCTGACCGTGACCGCCAGTCGGTCGGACGGTCCCACCCCGGGACCGGCCGAGTACGTCGCCCCACAAAACCTCGATGCCGAGGAGTCCGTGCTGGGGGCGTTAATGCTGTCACGGCAGGCGATCGTGTCGGCGGCCGAGGAGGTGTCGCCCGAGGACTTCTACAAACGCTCGCACGGACGCATCTTCCGCGCCGCCCTCACACTCCACGCGCGCGGAGAGCCCGTAGACGCGATCACGCTCACCGCCGAACTCGAGCATCGCGGAGAACTCGAAGAGGTCGGCGGGAAGATGCGGATCGGCGAGCTGGCGGAACTCGTCCCTGCAGCGGGGAACATCGGTCACTACGCCCGTCTCGTCCGTGAAGCCGCCCACCGCCGGGCGCTCCTCGTCGACCTGCAGCGCATCCAGATGCAAGTGCTGTCCGGCGAGTGGCAGGCCGAAGAGGCGGCCGACACGCTCCGCGCGGTTGCGGACGCGCGCGGCACGAGCGCCGACATCGAACCGTCCATCCGCATCCTGTCGCTCCGCGAGTTCGTGGAGCAGCCACTCGCCGACACGGGCGCGATCATCGGGGAAGGCAAAGACCGCGTGCTCGTGCCGAAGAGCCTGAATATCCTCGGCGGACCCGGTGGCGTCGGCAAGACCACGCTCGCCATGCATCTTGCCGCCCATCTGTGCGCAGGCATCGACTGGCTCGGTCTCAAGGTGCAGCAGCAGATACGGATCCTGCTGCTCGAGAACGAGGGCCCACACGACCTGTTCGCCGAGAAGCTGAAGGAGTTCCGGTCGCGCTGGGACGGCCCGTCGATCGACGACCACCTGATCATCCACGACGCCCCCTGGGGGCACTTCTCGTGGGACGACAAACGCAAGGCGGCAGAACTGCGCGCCGTCGCCCGCGACTTCCAGGTCGACATCATCCTCGCCAACCCCCTGAACCGGCTCGGCATGAAAGGCGCCGGTACACCGGAGGAGACGAACGCGTTCCTCGACATGCTCGTCCGCGGTGGTCTAGGCGACGACTTCGGCATCTTCCTGATCCACCACACCCGCAAACAGCAGGGGCGCCAGAACAGCAGGCAGGTTCCGCAGACCGCCTCCACGCTCGACGAGCTCTCCGGCGCCTGGGGGCCGCACCCCGACCTCGTGATGCTGCTCGAGGCCGACGGGAAGCGCCGCGTGTCGCTGTCGCTGCCGAAGGTTCGCTGGGGCGAGCAGGGCAACCACGGCCCGTTCGTCCTGTACTTCGAGGAGGACGCCACCAAGCCGGTCGGCTACCGGCTGATGGACACGTCGTCGACACGGAAGGACGACGGCGAGATCATCGAGCGGATCAACGAGACGCTGGAAAAGGCAGCCACGCCGCTGAACATGAGCGAGATACGCGCACGGACGACCGGCAACGGCTCCAGGATCGCGTCGCTTATCAACGACGGTGTCAGGCAGGGGCGCTACCACTCCTCCGGCGGCGGCCGCCCGAAGTTCTGGCTGTCCGACGGGGAGGAGCCGCGGCTCGCGGATGCGAGCGTGCTGGAGGAGATCACCGCCCAGCTCGCGGATGAACGCGGCGAATCATCGGTGCCGCTCGCCGACGTATTGGCGCGCGCCGAAGAGGAAGGCTACTCGACATGAGCCCACGACACCCCGGTAACCATCAGGGGAGAACGTGTCGCCGCGGACACTGGGTGCCGCCCGGCGTGACGCACTGCGTTGCGTGCCGTTGGTGGACCGAACGCGAGTCGTGTGACTGCGGCGGGCTGAAGTGGAAGACATCCCAGCGATGCCAGGATTGCGACACGGACCGGAAACGGGCGGCGTGATGGCCGTCCTGGCTGAGACACCCGCCACCTGGATCGGCGTTGTCCAGGTGAAAATCACACCGGGCGAGCTCGCCGGATGCGAACCGCTCGCGCGCGCCGCCGAAATCGGAGGGCAGTCGAACATCCGCAACGGAGACGACCGGCGCCGAACGCTCGTCGAAGACCAGCTTGTCGGGCAAGTCACGGCCCTCGCCGGATGCAAGATGCTGCTCGGAACCGCGCTCGGACATTACGCCTACAAGCTGTCGCGGTGGGCGGCCGATCGCAACCCGACGATGGGAGACGGCGGGGAGGACATACCGCTCTCGAACGTCGACTTCAAGGGGTCGCTGAGGCGCACGGCGAAAACACCGCAGGAGCATCATCTGCTCGTTCGTCCGCGCGAGCGTCACCCCGGATGGATCTACTACGCCGCCCTCGTCGAGCCCGACTTCCTGACCGTCTCTTTCTTCGGATGGCTGGCAGACTACGAGCTACCCCCGGCCGAGGCTGACGGCCCGTTTGAGGGCGCCCACGCCGTCGTCGGATGGGCGCTGCACCCGTGCCCAGACATCCGGTGGCGCGTATGAACATCCCGCGCCGCGACCCGCTCACGCTCGAGCAAGCCTTGATTCACTGCCCCGGCTGCAGCGAACTCCTCGCCGTCATCGAATCGCTCGGCCCCACCTACACCGCCGTCTACCTCTGGCGGCCAGTCGGCGACAGTCCGGGGCCCCGCTGCCACGAGAAAGGACTGACCGCCTGGCAGGCCGAGGCGGCGTTTCTGAGCAACGGCTGCGACGACCACCGCTCCGAGATCATCGACACGTACGGCTGGGGCCCGAGGGAATGGCAACCAATTCCACAAAACGACCACCCGGACGAGCCGTACCTAGACCCGGTCGACGAACAGCTCGAACTCACACTGTGACGTACAAACGGATCAGGAAAGCGGGCGGCAAAATCATCTCCCAGGACGAGGCCAACTTCGAGGCGTGGGCTATCGAACAGCCAAACCTCACCTCGTGCGTATTCTGCCCCTGGACGTTCAAGGGCACAGTGGCGGAGGGCACCATCGCTTTCGCCGAGCACCGGGCCGCCGAACATTCCGACATTCCTTTCGCCAAGAAAAGGAGGAGGCGTTGACGAAGTGCGTCCTGATCGCCGGAAGCCGCAATCCGAAGAACATCTTCCAGGCGAAACTGCTCGTCGACGAGATGGTGCAGCGGCTCGAGCCCGGCATGGTGGTACTGAACGGCGGCGCCAAGGGCATCGACACGTACGTCCTCGACGCCATGAACCACTTCCACCCCGGCGGCATCATCGACCTCGGCACCGGCTGGGGCTTCGAAAAACGCACACCGTGGCCCGATGAGGTGATCGCGCTCGTCTTCCGCGCCAACTGGAAACGCGACGGCAAAGCCGCAGGGATCATCCGCAACCTCCACATGCTCGACCTCAAACCCGACATGGTCGTCGTCGTCTGGAACGGCGAAAGCCCCGGATCCCGCCACGTCGCCGAAGAAGCGAAACGACGCGGCATACACACGGAGGTGATGATCGCGTGACGCTCGAAACCATACGACAGCGCCTCGACAAACGGCCGATCCAGGAGGCCGACCTCGTCGGCCTCGTCCCGAACGCCGACGTGGAACGGCTACTAGCCGTCGTCCGCCTCGCCAGTTCCCTTCTGCACTACGACTCGCAGGGAATGGGCCACTACTTCGGAATACGTGGACAGGAAGCTATCCACCCGTGCCACCTATGCGACGCCCTACACGACCTCGAATACCAGGCACCTCCAAAGCCAGCGAAACCAGACAAGCCGACCTACCTCGTCCATGATCCGAGCGTCGACGTGGAGCTGCTGCTCGCCGTCGTCGAGGCGGCGCAACAACTCGTTGCGGGCTGGGAGCCGGGCGGTAGTTACCCATTCGGATTCCCTACGATCGAGACAGCCCTCGCCGCCCTCGAGGACACGACATGATCACCTTCCTCGTCCTCGCAGGCGTCATCATCTGCGTGTTGCGTCTCTGCTACATCATCGCCACCTGGGGGGAGGACGAACGGCGGTGAGCGGACTGCGTGTGGTCCACCTCGACGAACGGGCAAGAGAGCACAAGGCCGCGTCCACGGCCGCTCGAGGAACGCCAAGCCGACCTCGGCTGGCGCCTGCCGCTCGCATTGGCGGTGAAGGAGCGAAAGCCTTTTGGCATCCTTTCAGGCTTCCCTCCGCAACCCGTGCACGCAGTCCGCTGACCTCCGTGGTAACTTCACCCTCCCCCAATAGGAGGTAGGCATGGCCGAGCCCCGGCCGCTGGGTGAAGGCAGCGGCATCAAGTCCCTGATCGACCACTACCGAACCAACGGCGAATCTGAGTACGTCGCCAAAATCGAGTCCGCCCTCACCGACATCCCGCAGGGCACCACAGCCATCGCCAACACCGCCGGAGTCTCCTACAACTACGCGCGCAAAGCGCTCGAGTACCTCGCCGTCGAAGGCCGCGCGTTCCGCCTCATCACCAAGCTCCCGTCGAGGCCGTTCAAGCGATCCCAGTGGCGACTCCAATGGCGCCTCCCGGCTGTCACAAAGTCCACCCCCACGTCGCCATAGTGAGCAACAACTCACCGAATGGTTCCTTTGGTTCCTTAGACAAGAGGAACCGTTCCTCCAACGAAAGGAACGGTAAGGAACCAAGGAACCGTTGGCTCAACCAAGCCATCCAGCGAACGGTTCCTTCGTCCCTCGCCCTAGGAACCGACGCTTCCGTTCCCGAGGAACGTACCCAACCCCTCTTTTACTACGTAAAAGGGGGTGGTTCCTCGAGGAAAGGAACGATTCGTTCCTCCAAAAAAACAGGTTGGGACAATCACAAACTGAAAGGAGACACAAGCCCATGTACACCGCCTTCGTCGTCTTCCGCTCCGGCCACACCGGCGTCTACACGCTCAACGAAGACGACCGCTTCGACCCCTACGAGTTCCACCGGGATCTCCGAGACACACCAGAAGACCTCACCGACTGGATTCTCTCCGGCACCGAAGGCGCCGTCGAGTCGTGGACATCCATCCGCGTCTCAGAGATCGCCTCGATCGTCGTCACCCGCGGCGGCACCATCGAAGGCTCCCCACCCACCGCCGCGTAAACCGTCCGCTACCTGTAGCATCATCCACGACGCATGGCGCCCAGGCACGCCGCCTTCCCCACCACACCACTCCTCCTCGGGGCCCGGCGCCACCCCAACGGCACCATCCTCCAGACGTACCCCGACCCCGTACACGACGCCGTCCGGTTCTGCAAACGCATCATGGACGAAGCAATGGCAAACTGGGGCATGCACCTCGAGCCGGAAGAATACGAAGACTCCATCCAGGAGCTCCTCATCCACGCCGTCAGACTGGAGAAGCGCTTTGACCCCGAACGCAACGACTCCTTCGCCGGTTACGCCCGAGCAGTCCTCAGCCAGCGAGCCGTCGACGCCGGACCCCGACGCATCATCGGACGCACAGGCAATCGCCTTGCTGAGCGACAACACGAAGAGCTGGACGAGGCGAGCGCAGGAAAGCCTCAACCTTGGGAGTCTCACACCCCAATCCCAAGCGACCCTGGCGATCATCACCTCACGGATCTCGGACGGCTACAAAGCCGGGGAGATAGCAGCCAGCTACGGCATGAGTCCGTCCTGGGCGTCGGAGCTTCAAGCCGGACTCCGCCGAGAGATGTTCGCGCAGATGGGCTTGCTAAGGCCGCTACATGACGACGAACGCACAGCACTCGCCGACTCCATAGCCGAACACGGCATCCAAGTCCCCATCCTCGTCGCCGACGTAGACGGGCAGGCATACCTCGTCGACGGCTACCACCGCTGGCAGATCGCCTGCGACCTCGGTCTCATCGCAGAGGAGATCCCCTGCGTCTACCTCGGCACCCTCGAGCACAACATCGCCAAGAGCATCTCGTTCATGGTCAACGCCGCTCGCCGCCACCTGACGCGCGAAGACCGACGCGCCCTAGCCGAAACCGAGATTATGAACAACCCCCAACTCTCCGACCGAGCGATCGCCGCCACCTGCGGCATCTCCCATCACACCGTCGCCACCTACCGCGGCAAGATCGCCGAAGACCAGAAAACCATGACCGAGCTCGCCACCGACCCGGTGGGCGATTCTCCCACCGCACCCGAACCAGTCCACATAGACGTGTTCCCTCCCACCCGCGTCGGCAGAGACGGCGTCGAACAGCCAGCACCCACCGCTCCCCGCGTCACCGTCACAACCACCACCACCGTCACCGACGAGCCCATCACGCTCTACTGCCCCCACTGCAACGGCGGCGTACACGTCCTCCACGGACAAGGAGGAGTCCAGCGCCTAGCAAAGGCCTGATCTGGATCCTCATCGCCGTGATCGAGCTCATCATCACCGTCGTCATCCTGCGCTCCCGGCCGCCGAAATGAGCACCACCCAGCAATGGATCCTCCTCGGCGCCATCGTCACATCTCTCGCCGCCCTCTACGCCTGGCTCTTCCTCCGCCGCCCATGACAGACGAAGACCAGCCCCCATTCGTCAGCACCGACCCGCCCCAACCCGGCCAGACACCCACCCTCATCATCCACGTCACAGACCAAGAACTCCACGACGCAGGCTGGCTCGTCGAAACCAAAGACCCAGACAAACAAGGCTGGGAAGAACGCTACCTCGACCACCTCGCCGCCACCGGCTCCAAAGTCGAATCAGCCGACCACGCAGGCGTCACCGTCCGCTACGTCAACCAACGCACACAACACGACGCAGGCTTCGCAGCGCTCGCAGACGAAGCGCTCGCCCGCTCAAACGCCCAACTCGAAGACACCCTCAGAGACCACGCCCTCAACGGCGTCCCCACCACCTACACCAACAAACGCGGCGAAACCATCACCACCCGCAAACACGACCCCCGCATGCTCATAGAAGTCAGCCGCATGCTCGTCCCCTACCTCCGCAGCCAAGACGAACGCCGCGCAGCCCTCGAAGGCGGCATCATCGTCAAACTCCAGATCGAAGACAAAACCCCCGGCGCCCTACCCCCACCCTCCATCGACGGCGACGCCGAAGAAATCACCGATAGCGACAACCCAGAATGAGCGACGACATCCACGACATCGCCGACACCCTCGCCCAAGTCGCAGGCGGCCCCCTCTACATGCGCTGCCCCCACGGCTGCGAACTAGGCATCATGCGCGCCGGACAATGCGACCACGGCCACACCCTCAACAGCTCAGCCTCCGAAGACCTCCAAGGCATGATGACCGTCGCCACCGTCGCCTTCAGAGTCTCCGCCTACCACGACGCCCTCATCGCCTCCGGCTTCTCCGAAGCCATCAGCATCATCCTCAGCCGCGGCGCACAAGACACCATGCTCCGCATCGCGCTCGAGCCGTGAAACTCATACACTGGCTCAACGCCGACGTCAAAACCTCGCGGTTCCTACTGATCTGCCTCTGGGCCTCCGCCATCGGAGTCATGCTCGCCCGCCTCGTCGACCTCATCCAGTGGCTCCAGTAGCCAGCGCGCTACCGACCCTCTAACCGGGGCCTGAAGTTTATGGGGCCCCCCGCCGCCCGCCGAGAGGGGGCCCCATCGCGAGTAATTCCTGCCGTGGCCGCTCGAGTTCGCCGCCGGTCGCCGAGGATGGTCGCGACCATGCGACCATGCGACCATCCCTGTCGCCGCAAGTGTGCGGGAAACTACTGACGCGCCCGCGTAGCGGCCATGCTACTGTTGTGGTGTCGGATGTTCCTACAAGTGAAGGGATGGGATCATGGCGTGGACTGTCACATACGACCATCTCGACCATAAGCGCAGAACGGTCGAGGGTGGCATCACAGTCGAGGGTGGACCGTTGCCGTCGACAGGCGAGCTGGTTAAGTTCAAGTTGTTCGACGACGACGGCGAGCTGTACTACTCCGGCACCCTCCATGACGACGACGAATGTGTCAACCAGGAGAGTGCGCTGTCATGGGGCGAGTACGACGCGGGCTGTACAACGATCATGGTCGAGCGTGACGGCGTTTGGGTGGTGGACCTAGGATGACCGGCGACCAGCACGCACTAGCCAAGGCGCGGCGCCGCGTGCGCATGGCGCGCAGGCTGCAGGACAAGCATGGTGGCAGGGGCAGGCGATGAGGGCAGCACTAGCACTAGCAGCGGTGTGTGTGGCAGGGATCACGCCGCACTATGGGAAGTACCTAGCCGCATGCCGGGTGCACCACGTCTACCAGCAATGCATACGATCCATGGAAGGAGCGAACCGATGAGGTATCTAGCCATGCTCGCCGCGTCCGCTACGCTCGTGTTCCTGATCATGCCCGGACGCGTCGCCGCCAGCACGCCGAACCTATGCGTTCAAGGGCAACCCTGCCCGCGTCCATGCTCGCCGCCACCACCCGGGCCCGGCGACGTCCTATGGCGGCCGCCGCCGCCGCACGCCTGCCCAGACTAACCCGAGCTCGAGCTCGAGCCCGGTTTCGCCGAGAGCCCGCCACCGTGCGGGCTCTCTTTCTGCAACCGTTCGGTTGCGCTAGCGCTTGCGCTGGGCCGCGTCGAATCTTCGGGCGGATCGGCGCCGTCTGGTAGCACACTCGCAACAAGCAATCCGCGTAGGTTGAGCGCCACTAGCTGGGCTGGGTTGGCGGGCTGGTCTGGCCGCGTTGGCTCATAGGTGGGGTCGGCGCCTAGCAGTATCCATCCCTGTCGCCGCGTGATCATGGCGGAATGGTATCGCGTGAAGTGTGCGGTTTTCTACTGACGCGGAACCGTAGCGCGCCTGCTACTTTACTGGGGTCGGATGCATTCCTAAGTGAAGGGAGTTGGTATGAACCGCCACAGTAGGCGCAGGCTGGAGTTGCAGATTCAGCGGTATCTGGCGTTTTGGGCGATTGTGGATGAGGGGCGTCGGCGATGACGTGCTGTGAGTTCGGCACGGTTTCGGTGCACGATTCGGGCGCCGTCCAGCTTTACGCTACGCGCGTCATGCTTTGGGATTGGGCGCACCGTTCGGGCGCGGTTTGGCCTTGTTCGGTGCTGGCGGGCCTGGACGAGATCCGCGTCGATTTTGATGCGGACGGGGATCTCGTTGACATCGTCGGCGACTCTGATGACTTGATGTCGGACGAGCTGTCGGCGTGGAGTACCGATGTCCTGGACGGTTGCGGGTTTGGGTCGCATCCGGCGGTGCGGCGGTGAGGCGCCGTCCGGTGCGTCGTCCGTTTTGGCCGGTGCCGTTCGGCCCGGAGGATGACCGTGAAACGATGGGCGCATGACGCCCCTGACGGAAAGTGAGGGAACGATGGCATCGAGCGTTGAAACGTTCCGCGCTCAGCTTGGCGCGCTGCTAACAACGGAGGACCGGAAGATGTACGACGCGGAAGTGAAGCGTTACGGCCACGGGAACGGGTTCCGGATCGGTTTGTTTCTGCAGGCGGCCGACGACTGCGCGGAGCTGGTAGCGGCGGGCTCGTCGCAGTCTGACGCGTTCCGTGAGTGTTTCACGCCTACCCGTGAGACGCACCGGATAGCCCGGAAGTTGGGTTTGCCGGTCGACGTCGACCGCGGCCGTTGGGTGGACGCGTGATCTCGCCGGAGCTCGACTTTGGTGCGCGCTACACGGTTGACGGTTGGGGGCAGGGGATCGCGTTCTGTCTGCTTGGCTACGTGATGCGACGCGACGAGGATTACGTCTGGACGGGCATCGAGGATGAGGACCGCGATTGGGTGCGCGCCGTGATGGTCGGCGACGATCGCGTGTTCGAGGTCGAGGTTTGCGAGCTGACCGCGATCGGCGACGAGGACTATTGCCATGAGTGTGGCCAGATTGGCTGCACCGCTGACGGAAGGGGGACGGAATGACTTTGGCGTCTGACTTGACGTGTCCGGATTGCGGAGAGCCGGTATGGGACGGCCCGCACGGTTCCAAGCTGGCGAAGTGTTGGAACACGGAAGGACATGCGGACGGCGGAACGCTTGCGTTCGACACGATGACTGACGACGACGAGGAAAGCGAGGGGACGGCGTGAGCACGTTTCACCTAAACATCGACACGGATAACGCCGCTTTCGCGGGTCCGTTCGAGGGTGACGAGGATCCCGGTCCGGAGCTGGTTCGGATTCTCCGGAAGATTGCGACCGGCATCGAAACGGACGCGGAATGGTGTCGCGGCTGGGACGGCTGGTACCAGACAATCCTTGACGCGAACGGGAACGATGTTGGCCGGTTCGCGCTGAAACGGAAGGGGGCAGAATGAGCGAGGTCATAGCCAAGCGGACGTTTCGCCGCGTGCTCGAGGACGGAAGCGAGCTGACGGTCACAGCGAAGCTAGAGCGCTACGGGTCGCAGGCGCCGACGTTTAGCGTGACGGGTGAGCGGTGGAAGTCTGCGGCGCATCGGGAGCGTGGCGCCGATCGCGACTGTTTCGCGTGCGGATGCCTGCACGATGAGGCGTTGGCCGCGTTCCCGGAGCTGGCGCCGATCGTTGCGGTGCACCTTTCCGACGTCGACGGAGTTCCGATGCACGCGGAAGCGAACGGGCGGTATCACGTCGAGCAGGGTAACGCCGACGCTACGGCGCGCCTGTTCCGGTGCGACGTGGCCGCGCTTCCGGTGCTTCCGGTTTCGATCGAGGGGGATGACTCCGCGAGCATTGCGGCGGACGCTCAACGGGCGGTCGAGCTTGCAGGCGTGGAGGGTGCGCCGGGGGCGGCCGCAGTGTTCAAGAACGAGCTAAAGCACCTTCGCCACAAAGCCGCGACGCGGGAAGAGTGGCGCGATGAGTTCGCACGGTTCACGGATGCGCAGTTGCCACGGTGGAAAGCCGAAGCGGACGCCGCGAGGGCTTTCCTGGACGGTCCCGACGTGACCGGCGAGCCGTTGGCGGATGCGCCTGCACCGTGGCTACCGGACGTGTCTGGGAGCGTGACGGGCGGCGACGTGAAGGAATACGGCGGTCGGGGGATGCAGCGGCTCGCGTGGCCGCATCGGGTCTGGCGCGTGGCGATGCGCGCGGCCGTGCTCGTCGACGGCCGTCCGCGTCAGCGTTCCGCCTCTTTCACGTATAAGACGGGTTTGGGCATCACGGACCGCCCGACCGTCGGCGAGGTCCTCGGCGCCGTGCTGGAAGAGGCGCGCGGATATGAGAATGCCGACGGGCTCGAGGATTGGGCCGCCGAGTACGGTTTCGACCTTGACGAGGAGCGGAGTAAGGCGGAGCGGATTTATGGCGCCGTCGGCTCTCAGTGCGTCCGGTTGCGGCGGCTACTCGGCGACGATTATGAGCGGGCGCTCGATGCCTGACTGTTTCGAGATCCTGCGACGCATCGAGGCTGGCCGCTGTCCTAACTGCGGCCATGTTGTAAGCGTGAATGGCTGGCTGGTGATGCCGTGCCGCTGCCATCCGTTCGAGAGAGAGCAGGCGCGGCAAGCAACCGAACGGAAGGGGGAACGATGAGCGAGAGCGACGAACGGACGGTAGCGCTGTACGCGATGAACGTGTACGGGCTGATCACGGAGCATATGCCGGTTTCGGTCTGGGTCCGGCGCGCGGGTGACGTGGAAGGGATGGGAGAGGTTCTGGTCGAGATCCGCGGTCCGCAGTCGGACGTGCTCGAATTCGTGCTTGAACAGTGGGGCGACGATCAGCGCGACGCGCTTCTAGACGAGTGGGATCCGCCGTACTGGACGGCGCCGGAAGACCCGGACGGGACCGTGTTCGATCCGAGGGACGAGACTTTCGGTCCGGTCATGGCCGCGATTCAGGGCGGCGCGTTCGAGGAAGCCTCTCGCCTGTTGGGCGAGCTGGCGGACGAGGCAGAGCGAACCGCGCTGATGGAAGGGGGACGGATGAGGGCATTGTCGACGGAGAGGGGGAACGATGACTAATGCAGCGCAGGAGATACTCGCACGGGCTCGAGCTCGGGAACAGGCACGCGACGATGCGCACGTTCCAATCGACTATGAACGTATGAACCGGATTGGTCGCAGTCAGAAAAGCGCGTTGACGCGGGCTATCAAGTCTGGCGACCGCGACAAGATGATCGAGACGTGCGCCAAGGCGGTCCGCGAGTGGGATGAGATCGGCGCGTGGCCGGACGACTGGTCGCGCTGGCAGCGTGCGCTCGACGACGTGTTCCCGTGCTTCCAGGCACCGGACCTAAACGATCTGCGGTAAGTAGCGCGCGCTTGACAAACCAGGGGCGTAGCAGATAGGCTACGCCCCGTCGGATGCAGTCATCTAGTGAAGGGAGGACGCAATGCGATTCACGATTCCAGCAGAGACGTTCGCTCTCGCCGTGCAGTCTGCGGCGCCTGCGGCGAGCAAACGAGGTTCGGTCGAGATCCTGAAAGGTTCGCTCTGGCGGGCCGATTCGGAACGCGGCGTGTCGGTGACGTGCTGCGACATGCAGACCATGGTGACGGCGACGGTACCGGGCGAGGTGCTCGAAGACGGCGTCGCTTGTATCGCGGTACCTACAGCCGCGCAGTTGAAAGCGCTCAAGGCGTTGAAAGGCGAGACGGTGACGGTGACGGTCGCCGACGACGCGGCCACGCTTACCGCTGGGTCGACGTCGTGCACGCTTCGGCTCGCGGTGCTCGAGGATTACCCGCTCGTTCAGGAGATGGGCGACGGGTCGCCGCTGGACGCGGGCGAGTTCTCGGAGGTGCTGGCGGCCGTGCTGCCGTCGGCGTCCACGGACGAGTCTCGTCCGGTGCTTTGCGGCGTTCTGTTCGAGGCTGCCGAGTCTGGGGTTTTGACGCTCGCGACGACGGACAGTTACCGGCTGCGCATCCGTTCGATGATGGCGCCCGCGCTTCCCGCGATCGCTCCGGTGATTCCTGCGGTGTCGCTCAAGATCGTGGCGAAGCAGCTCGCACGTAAAGGCGCCGAGCTGACTACTGGTCTGGTCGGTGGGCAACATGTCGGTTTCCGTGTCGTGTCGGACGGGCTCGAGCTCGTGACGGTCGTCCGGACGTTCGACGGCCAGTTCCCGAACTGGCGACAACTGCTGCCGGTCGCGTACGACGGCGGAGTGATCGAGGTGGACCGCGCCGGAATGGTTAAGACGGTCGGCAAGCTGCGCGCGCTCGTCTCTGCCAGGGACAATACGCCGATCCGCATGGCGGTCTCGGGCGTCGGAATGGCGCCGAAGATCGAGATGAGCTACGGCGTCGACGACGTGACGGCGAACGATTCGGTCGGTTTCACCGCGAACGGGAACGCCCCGGAAGAGCCGCGCGAGTACGGCGTGAATCCCGAGTATTGGCAGGAGGGTTTCGAGTCGTTCACCGAAGACACGGTGAAGGTCGGGCTGATCTCGCCGCTCCGGCCGATGATGGTGCTCGGCGAGCGCCACGACGCGGCCGGTCTGCAGGACTGCTATCTCGTGATGCCGATCCGGCTGGCGGGCTGACATGCCGACGCCGGACGAGTACCGCGAGATGGCCGTGCAGGATTACCGCGCCGACGATTTAGAGATCGACGTCGACGCGAAGGTGTCTGTGGTGGCGGAGGGAGCGAGTGGCGCCTGGGTTGCGGCCTGGGTCTGGGTGGGCGACGATCGTTTCGACAACGGAGAGGAGGACCGATGATCGGATTGGGCATCAGTAAGAAACATTCCCCGTACCCGTCGGTAGCAATGAGGCGGGAGTTGGCTAGGAAACGGACGCTCGCCAGAATCCGGTCGCTTCGAGAAGAGGCGAACCGGCTCGAGTGTCTGCTGAAAGCGGGGGACCGATGATCGCAACGGATGACTGGCCGGACGTGGAGTTGCCGCGTTACGTGCCAAGGCTGGGCGTCGATCCGGCGGAGACATCGCCGGACGATGATCCCGATGACGAGGATGAGGGGGAGGATCGCGCCGACCTGGACGATCCCTGGGCGTACGTGGATCCCGTCTTCGATCTGCCGGAGGTGGGCAATGGCGACTAGGCATCCGGCGGCCGCGATCCAGTGGCGGCCAGTGGAGAGCTCGAACGTCGCGGCGGTCGGCTGGGACCGGGCGACCGGCATGTACGTGGAGTACCGGAGCGGCGCCGTCTACCGCTACGCCGGGGTGTCTCGGCAGCGCGCGGTTGCCTGCGCTTACGCGGCGACGCTAACGAGGCTCGCGAGCGTCGGCGCTTACGTCAACCGGAGGGTGAAGCCTGTCTTCCCTTCCACGAGGATCGGAGGTGCAATGTGACGAGAACCTATGACATCTGTACGGATTACGGCTGGTCCTGGATCGAAGGGGAGGATGACAACGAGGGCGAGACGTGGATCGAGATCGCCCACCTTGGCGAAGAGATCGCGGTAATCATCTGTCGCGACTACGAAACCGTGAAGCGAGATCATCCCGAATGGATCGCGCAGAAAGAACGCGACGCGACGATGATCGTGCGCGCGCTCAATCGACAGGCTGCAGCATGACGCCGCGCGCGCTCATCGGAGCGCTCTTCGTCTGCCTGCTGGTGATGGTCGCGGGGGTGCCGGGGGCCGAGGCACTGTCGCAGTCGTCGCCGAGCGTGACGAGTCTGGACGCGCTCGGGGCTGGCCGTGTCGCGGTCGGCTGGTCGGGAGTGTCGGGCGAGTTCGCGAAGATCAAACGTGACGACTACCGGCTGGACCCGTACGGCTCGAGGTGGTACATCGTGGCGAACACGGGCGCGGCCACACTGGTCGGCCAGCCGGTCGGCCTGCACTTCTACCGTGTCTGCGGGTTCCAGGGCTCGCGGATTGTCTGCTCGTCGCCGAGGCTGGTGACGGTCCGATGATCGGCCGCGCGCTGTTCCTGCTCGCGGTGACGGCGGGCGCAGGGAAGATCCTTGTCCGGGATAAACGGATCCCGTGGCCGCTTCGGTTCGGGATCGGTCTCACCACGGTCTGCTTGTGGATCCCCGGACCGTTCGATGAGATGGCGATCCTGCTCGTGCTCGGAGTGGTCGCGCTGTTTTGGCGCGACGAGCTGCGGGAGGCGTGGTCGACGGCTCGAGACCGGAGGCTGGCGCGATGATCTGCGCGCTCGAAGGCTGCTCGAAGGAGGTCCCCGTGGTGGCGATTCGCCACGGGGACCCGTATTGCTCGTCGACGTGCTTCAAGGTCGCGTTCGGATCGAAGACCGCCGAGGAGGCGAAGCACGATGCGATGATGTCGGAGCGGGCGATGGGCGATGGCAACGGGTTCCGTCGGCAGGCGGAAGCGTCGTGGAAGGTGTCGGGTCGTAAGAGGGCGAACGCGTGAAGACGTCCCTCAGGCGCCTCCTGGGCCGCTCTGCCACGCCGCGCATGCCGGACAAGCAGGTACTCATCCGGGACGTTCTGAACGGCAGGAGCGATTCTGTGGCCTCGGCGGTGCTCGGCGCGGTGTTCCTCGGCGAGGACGGGCGCCGCTACAAGCTGACCGAGGTCGAGTCGCCCGACCGGCTGACGTTCAGGAGGACTGACAGATGACGACGGCCGAGCTCTGGAAACGCTGGGGTGCGCTCGGCGACTACGGCAACCGGAAGTGCTCCGGCTGCGGCACGGTCACGATCGTGCGGAAGAAACCACGCGGGCGGCGCTGGCTTTGTGCCGTGTGTTTTGAGCGGGGAGAACGATGAGCCCGACAGGTGATGATCTGGGCCGCCATCGAGCGCGAGAGTTGTATCCATCCCCGCTCGGTCCGTGCGAAGACTGCGGCAATGTCGAGGCGTTCGACCGCCATCACAAAGACGGCAACGTCTGGAACAACGCGAGGGCCAACATCGCATTTCTCTGTCGCTCCTGCCATATGAGGACGGACGGAAGAAGCGAAACCCTCGCGCATCGACCGCGAACATTCTCCACGGCGAAGCGTTGCAATAGCTGCGGAATGCTCGCAAAACCTCTGCGTCGTGGTGAGTGTTCCATTTGTGCCCAAAGGACGCTGAGAGCAAGACGAATCTGGAACGGCGTAGCGTACGTCGCGCCAGAACATCCGGACGCCGCGGTCTTTGCTAGCCCGCTGGGCCGAAGTCCGCAGGCGTCTCGACAGAGAGGAGAACGATGACCTGGCAATGGGTGGCGCTGATTCTTGGGCTGGCGTGGGCGTTCGTGGTGCTGATGGCGATCGCGGTGGGGTCGTCGCGATGATCTTCTATTTCCGGATCCCGGATGCCGAGGTGCTCGGTTACGACCGGACGAAGGCGCTGTACCGGCTGCTCGAAGCTGCGTGCGCCGACGTCGCGCGAGAGCAGGGTGTCGGCCGTGGGTTGCTTGCGGCGTGGGAAGTCGAACGGTCGAGCTCGCCGCGCTCGGACGAGGGCTCGTTCAAGGCGCCGACGCTAAGACTGGTCGACGGATCCTGATGCCGCCCGCGTACTACATCGCGATCATCGTCATGGCCGTGTTCGCGGCCTGGGTACTTCTAGCGAGGGGAGGATGAATGGCGACACTTGAACAGATGCAGGACGCTCTTGCGAATACGACGCGCGAGCAGCTCGCGGACAGGCTCTGGTCGGAGAGCTGCATCGAGTTGGCGAAGATCCGCGACATGCTCGCCCCGGCGTTCAAACGGCATCAGGACGCTCTCGACGCCACGGCGGAGCTCGGTCGGGACAACAACTACCAGCGGGGGATGGGGCCGCTGTTGACGGAGGCGTGGCGGGAGTTCCAGGTCAAGCAGCAGGTCGAGAAGGAGCGGCGCAAATGAGCCTAGGACACGACGAGAAAGCCGGGTACTACCTCGACCAACTCAAGCAGGTCGAGGCAGAAGCGGATCTTCTGCTCATGGCCGCGCTCGTCCATGCGGTGCTCGCGGTGAACGACACGCTGCGCGAGATCGGCATCGGCCCGACAAACGAGGGCATCGCGAGCCTCATCTACAACCTGGACTTGCCGTGAACGCGCTCGCCGATCTCGAGACGATCGCGTCCGAGCTTCTGCTCGCGGACACGGAGGCGAAGCGGCTGCGCGAACAGATGTACGCGCTGATCCGCAAGCTGTACGACGAGGGAGAACGTCCGATTGTGATCGCGAACGCGGCGGGTGTCACGCGGATGCGGATCAACCAGATCGTCAACGCGAAGGTGGCCGTCGATGCCTGACCCCCCGTACCTCATCATCAAGATGCGGGACGGCACCGTCCATGAGGGCGTCCTCGGACGACAGTTGCGGCGGATCATCGACGCCCGCACGAAGCGTGCGGGCTACGAGGTCCGCAACGAACGCGGCGTCTGGCTCGAGGTGTGGGATGACGACATCGCCGAGTTTGGACGGAAACCGCCGCGCTGATACACTCGCCGCAGGCACACGGCCTCGCCACGACTGGAGCATCCGACAGATCCTCCTTTCACTCGGCGGGGCCGTTGCTTTTCCCCGATACACTCGCCGAATGCCGCTCGAGGTCACGTACGTCCGCCCGCACCTCTACGAGGAGCAGGAGGCTGCGATCTTCGACGCGAACCGCATCTCGATGATCGAGGCGTCGACGAAGGCCGGGAAGACGTTCGGCTGCATCGCGTGGCTGATCGAGCAGGCGTTCGTGCACGGCAAGGCTGGCCGCGAGTTCTGGTGGGTGGCGCCGGTCTTCCCGCAGTCGAAGATCGCGTTCCGCCGCGTCAAGAACTACCTGCCGCGCAACGTGTTCCGGCCGAACGAGTCTGAGCTCCGGATCGCGCTCGTCAACGGCGCCGCGATCGTGTTCAAGTCGGCGGAGAAACCGGACAACCTCTACGGCGAGGACGTGTGGGCGGCGGTGCTCGACGAGGCGTCGCGGATGCGCGAGGAGGCGTGGCACGCGATCCGTTCGACGCTGACCCACACTCAGGGTCCGGTGCGGATGATCGGAAACGTCCACGGCCGGAAGAACTGGTTCTACCGTCTCTGCCGGATCGCGGAGGCTGGCGATTCGGACATGAGCTACCACCGGCTGAACGCGTACGACGCGGTGCGCGGCGGCGTCATGGAGATCGACGAGGTTGAGGCTGCCCGCCGCGACTTCGTGCGCCTCGGGAAGGAGGGCATCTTCCGCCAGCTTTACATGGCGGAGGCTGCCGACGACGGCGAGAATCCGTTCGGTCTCGACGCGATCCGCGCCTGCTGCGAAGGCGTCACCGAGTTCTCGACGGAGTATCCGGTGGCGGCCGGTGTCGACCTTGCCGGACGAGGGGCGCTGAACATCGCGCCGCGCTCGACGACGCCGATCGACCGCGACTTCACCGCGATCTCGATCCTAGACCGCTCCGGACACGCGACACACCTCGAGCGGTTCCGCCAGCCACACACGGAGACATCAGAGCGGATCGTGAAGGTGGTCGGCCGAACGCCCGCCCTGATCGACTCGACGGGCGCCGGGGATCCCGTCGTCGAGGGGCTGCAGCGCCGGGGAGACATGATGGTGGACGGCTTCACGTTCACGCCGCGCTCGCGGCAGGAGCTGCTCGAACATCTCGCGCTGTACATCGGCGACGGCGACATCCACTGGCCCGACCTGGGGCCGTGCGGACGGGAGTCGTGCCTCGGCTGCCCTAAGTGCATCGGCTCGCGGCTTCGCGCTGAGCTCGAGTCGTTCGAGTTCGTGTTCGCCCGCACCGGGGTGACGTGGCGTGTTCCGGACGCGATGCACGACGACCTTGCGATGAGCCTCGCGCTTGTCGCGCGTCGGATGCCGTGGAAGCGGGCGGCGAGCATGGTGCCGTCCGGCATCCCGGCGGTGAACGGCTCGAAGTGGAACGGCGCGACGGGCGAGACCGACACGGCGTGGGCGAAGTACCTCGAGTCGCAGAAGCCCGGATCGGTGTCTGGCTTCGACAGCGAGGAGAACGTGCGCGTCCCTCCCCTGATCGTCGGCCCGGGCGCCGGTAAGTGGCGCTAGACATCATCCGGTTCCTGAGCAATACTCCGGCAGACCGACCCCCAAGGAGGTTGAGGTGATAGAGCAGGAGCATCCGCACGCGAATCTTGGCTACCGCGTGCTGACCGATCAAGAGCAGCAGGCGGTCGCGGCGCTCCGGCGTGCTGGCGAAGAACTTCAAGCGCTGATCGAGCAACTTCGGAGTAGCGCCATGGACGCCGACCCGCGTTGGGTCTCGATCGGGCAGACCCATTTCCAGGAGGGATTGATGGCCCTCGTCCGTTCCGTGACGAAGCCTGACTTCTTCTAGGAGGCAGCATGAATCGACTAGGTAAGAAACCGTTCGTCCCGGACCCCCACGATCTCACGTTCGGCATGATTCTCGACGCGCAGCCCGTCGCGCTCAAAACGCCGCCGAACAGGTTCGGGCACGGCCACGACTACAGCGACTGGCGCATGCTCGGCAACGGGCCCGACGACAGCGTCGAGCCCGGCTTCCAGGGCTGCGGCGACTGCGTGTTCGCCGACGCAGGTCACGCGACCATGCTGACGAACAAGATCGCTCGCCACCCCGTCACCATCACGGGCAAGGAGGTAGTCGCCGATTATTCGGCGGTCACCGGCTACGTGATCGGTGACGACCAGAGCGACCAGGGCACCGAGATCCGGTCAGCCCTCAAGTACCGACGGGCCACCGGGATTGCGGACGCGTCCGGCAACCGCCACAAGATCGGCGCCTACGTCTCTGCGAAGCCGAACGACTGGGACGAACTGAGGCTGGTTGCTTTCTGGTTCACGGCCGCGACGATCGGGTTCGACTTCCCGGACACGGCGATGACGCAGTTCGACAACGGCGAGCCGTGGACTGTCGACCCGAACGGACAGATCGAAGGCGGCCACGACGTGCCGTGCGTTGGCGCCTCCTCCGCCACCGAGGTCGGCGTCGTGACGTGGGGGAAAAGACAGGGCATGACTAGGCCGTTCTTCGAGATGTACTCGACCGAGGTGTGGGCCGTGGTGTTCCCGGAGGAGCTCCGAAACGGGAAGACGGAGCGCGGACTCGACTTGTCCGCGCTGAACGCGGCGCTCGCGACCATCAGGTGAAACGCCGACTGCTCATCCTCGTCGGCGTGGCCGTGGTCGTAGCGGCGGTCGCCGCCGCAGTGTCCTCGCATCTCCGTGCTCGGGGAGGAACCGAGCACGGAGACTTCGAGGAGACCCACCTGTACCGCGGCCTGCATTGCGGCGTCGAGCGCTGGCCGGTGAAGACGCTGTCCGACAGTGACGCGGCGAAGGTGAACTACGCGCCGGTCAGGACAACAGTCCCGAAGCTGACCGGGATTCCGGCGCCGACAACGCTGCCGCAGTCCGCGCGCGTCGCGCCAACCGAGGAGACGACTTACCGGCTGCAAAGGACGATCCTGCAGCAGTCGAAGCTCGAGGGCGACGGCGACATTCACCTCGTGTTGAAGTCGACGATCACGGGGGAAAACATGATCGCCGAGATACCCAATCCCGGATGCGTCTCAGATCCGGCCGCAGCAGCTCGGATCAAGGTCGCCCGCGACGCGTTCACGGCCTTGTATAGCCAGCCGACGTCGTCGTGGCAGCACGAGAACCGGCACGTGACGTTGACCGGCGTCGGGTTCTTCGACTTCCCGCACGGCCAGACCGGCGTCGCCCGCAACGCGATCGAGCTGCATCCAGTGTTGACGTTCAGGGAGGACCTATGACCAACGTCGATCTCGTCGATCGGGCGCTCTCCGAGCTGAAGCAGACGAAGTTCGGCTGGCCGGTGAATAACAACCCGACCGGCCACATGAAGAACGTCGAGAATGCACTCCTCAAGTTGCACGCGAACCTCGTCGGTGCGTACGTGAACCCGTTCCGTCACGCGACTGTGCTGTCGCTAGAGCGCACCGACCAGGGCGTCGACGTGCGCTTCAAGAACGGCAGCCCGATCGAGGCGATGGGCCCGGCTGTGATCACGCGGGCGACGACGCAGTCGGGCTGGCCGCTCGGTGGCTGCGTCCAGTACCGGATCCTGTCCGGAGATCATGCGGGCGAGGAGGTCTACCATGCCGAGTCGATCGTTCCGTGCGTATCCGTCGGGCTGCACGTCGAACCCGGCCATGTTGTCGCCCACGTCGGCGTTCAGGGCTGGACGGAGTCGGGCTTTATCACGCCGGGAACGAACGAGCCGTGCTCGACGGACACGTCGGGGAAGGCGACCGCACCGGGCAAGGCATACGCGCGCTGGCTTCGCGAGCTCGGTTTCCACACGAAGGAAGATCCCGGCCCCGGCACGAAGCACGGTTGCAAGTGACGATCTGGCAGGGACTCGGTTCGTTCGTCTACACCGGGGAGAACCTCGGCGAGGACAAGGTGCAGCGGTTCGCCGAGATCGGAGGGTCATGGGTCATTCCCGTCCTGTACGGAGACGACGCGGCAGGCCCGTGGAATCTCGCGAACCTCGGTGGCGTGCTGAAGCCGATGTGCGCGCGCCACGGCGTGAAGGTGGGGGGCTGGTTCAACGGATGGGGCGGCGACCCAGTCGTGGACGCCGACAACGTCGCGGCGATCGTGAAGGCGTACAAGCTCGACCCGGTCGTGCTCGACCTCGAGGCCGCATACCAGAAGAACCCCGACGTGTTTCCGCAACTGCTGAAAGACATGCGGGTCCGGCTGCCACAAGCGAGCCTTGGTGTGTCGACGAACAGCCTGAACGACTCGCTGATCTGGAACGGACGCGGCCTGACGCCGCGCGAGTCGGCGCGGAGGCTCGGCTACCGGGTGCTGCCGCAGTGGTATAACAGCCCGAACTACTTGGGCCCGTGGGCTGATCCGGCGCAGAACATGGCGTGGCTGTGGGCTAACGGCACGAAAGACAACTTCTTCGACCCGAGTTACGCCAACCAGCGCGCGGTGCCGCTCTCCTACGTGCACGGCACCGCAGAGACGACCGGACTCGAGGGCGCCGATCTGTCCCAGAGCCTGCCCCGTTTCGCGGCAGCAAAGGCATACGGGCTGACGCCGGGCATGTCGACGTATCTGCTCGAGGTGCAGCCGGACGGCGACTTCGACCTGCTCCAGCAGCACCGCGGGACCCTGTACCTGTGATCGCTTCCGGTGACTGGCGCGTGCCCGTCGAGGTGTTCTTCCTCCTCGGTGGAGGGATCATCCTGTACGCGCTCTGGAACCTGACCCGGTGATCTGGCTGTGCTGCCACACGGGCGTCGGGCATCTGCGCCCGGAGACCGTGGGAGCGCTGACCACCTGGGCGTCGGACGACGAGATCAGGTTCGTCAACGTCGGCGGGAGCGACCTCCGTTACGGACTCGTGCTCGCGTCGGCGTGGGGATGGTCGGACGACCTCGCGATCATCGAGCCGGACATCATGGTGCGCGGAGACGTCGTCGAAGCGTTTCACAGTTGCCGGGAGGGTTACTGCTGCTTCCCGTACGCGCTGACGACCGACGTGATGCCCGCGCTCGGCTGCACCATGTTCGGCTTCGGCTTCCGCCGCAAGCATCCGGACGCGATGAACGAGGCGCTCGAGGAGCCAGCCGGTCACGGTCCAGGGCATTTCCTCTCGATCGACGTCGCATTGCAGCGGTACGTGCTCGCGCGCAACGGAATCCAGCCGCACGTCCACGTCCCTGCCGTGACGCATCTGAACGGGAAGCAGGCGCTGATCGAGGGCGCGAGCCCCGAGCCGATCCTCGAAGTGCCGCTCTGGTGAGCACCGGTATCTCGATCATCGTGCCGACCATCGGACGACCGACGCTTCAGCGGACGCTGCGCTCGATCGTGAGACAGACGTCCGATCTCGATCAGATCGTTGTCGTCTTCGACGGCCACGGCTACGACCTCCAGCCCGCATTCGACATCCTCGCTCTGGCGAACTGCGAGTTCGCGGTGGCGTCGATTGAGCAGCTCGGCGAGTGGGGGCACCCGGCCCGCAACTACGCGCTCGACAACATCGTTACGCGGACGCGGGTGATGACGATGGACGACGACGACATCTACCTGCCGGGAGCGTTCGAGATGATCCGCGATGCGCTCGACGCGCACCCTCCGGCCGTGCACGTCTTCGGATGCCGCTGGGGCCCGGGGCATCCGGCGGCAGGAACAGTGCTGCCGCGCGGACGCGGACTGATGAGAGGAGAGATCGCGACGCCGATGATCGTGGCGCCGACGTGCCTGGCGCGCTACGGCGCCGCGTACGACGGCGACTGGACGTACGCGCAGGCGCTCGCCTCGATCTTCGGGGAGGAGCACTGGCATTGGCATCCCGACAAAGTGATCTGCGAGGTGAGACCGTGATCTCCGCGATCGTATTCAGCAAGGACCGCCCGATGCAACTCGACGCGCTCCTGAGCAGCCTAGAAGTGAACCGTGGATTCGACGCGATGGTGCTCTATGCGGCGTCGACTCCCGAGTTTTGGCGGGGCTACAAGGCATGTATCCGCTACCACCTCGGACTCCGATGTCCTGCGTGGATGAAGGAGTTTTCCTTTCGAGAAGATGTCGAGGGCCTCGTGCGATCTGCCGGGGAATACGTCTGCTTCTTCACCGACGACGACATCCTGTACCGACCGCTGCCACCGATCCTGTACCGCCCCGGGGATCCACTTCCGATGCTGGGCAACCTCCTCACGTTCAGTCTTCGCCTCGGCGCGAACACGACGCGCTGCTATCCACACGACGCCGAACAGCGACTACCGGACGTACTGAACGACGACGAGGACTGGCGCGAGTGGGACTGGCGTGCATCCGAGGGTGACTTCGGCTATCCGTCCAGCCTCGACGGTCACGTCTTCCACCGGGACATCTTCAAGGCGATGCTGATGGGATCCGAGAGATGGAACCAGTGGCACAACCCGAACACGCTCGAGGACGCGCTCTGCGCAGGGCTGCACCATTTCAGGGAGGGAGGAGCCTACCTGCCGATGGGGGCATTCCGACATAGCGTGCTCGTCAACGTGCCTGCGAACCGGGTGACGGAGACGCACGATACGAACCGCGTCATGGACGCCCCCGCCTACACTCCCGAAGTGCTGAACGAGATGTTCCTCGACGGCTGGCGGATCGACTGGCAGGCGATGGACTACTCCGGCGTGAACGCGGCGCACTGCGAACTGACCTACGTGTTCAAGAAAGCCGTCGGGTGAGCGACCACCGCAAGAGCGTGTTCGAGTGGGCCCGGATCTACGCTGGCGACCCGACGAGCTACGAGGCGAGGCACCACGCGATCTTCGACTTCCTCCGAGACGACGGCATGCAGCCATCGAGCCGCGTCCTCGAGATCGGATGCGGTCCGCTCGGTCTTGGCCGACACCTGATCAACTGGCTGGAGCCGGGCAACTACTGTGCCCTCGAGCCGAACGGCTGGCAGGTCGAGGCGGCACTCGACGAGTTCTTCGGTGACGCGCCCGACTATCCATGCAACTCGTCGTTCCTGTACCGCGACGACTTCCTCGCCGTCAACCAGGAACAGTTCGACTTCGTGGTGGCGCACAGCGTCCTGTCGCACGCGGCGCACTGGCAGATGGAGCAGTGTCTCTCGAACGTCCGTAAGGTCGTCAGGGACGGGGCCGTGTTCCTCGCATCGCTGCGGCTAGCGGCGACGGACTCGTTCGCGCGTCAGTGGGAGTACCCGGGCGTCACCCATTTCTGCTTCCCGACGCTGACGACGCTCGGCGTGCACTTCGGATGGACAGTCGAGCACGACGAGTCTCTGCGAGGTCGGATGCTCGATGTGGCGCCGAACGACAGCCACAACTGGATTCGGTTCCGAGCGACACTAACGGCCGCCGAGGTGAACGAGGTTCGTCTGTCAGACGAGGAGAGACGGCGCGAGCTCGCCGAAATTTACAAGTGGGCCGAGGCGGAGTATGAGCGTCACAAGCGGCGCCAACTCGGAGAACTCGAACTGTCTTGAGAAGGGACTGAGATGCGATCACTGAAGAAGACTGACTTCACGGCCACATTCCGGTGCGTGCAGTGTGGCGCGACCGAGTCGTCCTACGCAGATCGCGTCGTGTTCGACGGCGGCGGCGCCGGATTCACGGTCTTCCCGAAGCTCGTGGATTGCCCGGCTGGACACAAGGCGACGATGACGTTCACCCGTCTCGAAATCGACCTGACGGAATGACAACGATCGCCGGATGCAAGCGCGTCGTCTGCTGGGGATACCCGCCGAGCGACAAGCACAGCCACCGCTGGATCTGGAACTCGTTCGCTCGAGCGGCCCGCAAGATGGGGATCGAGGGCGTGTGCGTCGAGGGAACTGATGACGACCGGCTCGCGCTCCGCGCGGGCGACATGGTGTTCGCGATCGACATCTGGGACGATCGGCTCGCTCCGGCGATCCCGGGCGTCAAGTACGTGCTCCACAACTTCTCCGGCGACCACCCGATCTTCGACTCGCCGATGAAAGACGACCAGTTTCTGCGCCTCCAGGTCTACACGTCGACGGCCGCGGGAGAGAAGCTCGGGCCGTGCCGCTACTGGCTGGCGGAGAACCGGACGCTGACGCAGCCGTGGGGGACTGACCTGTTCGCCGAGGAGTTCTACGAGCCGGTGTTCAACGCCGGTAGCCGGGAGGCGTTGTTCGTCGGCGCGGTCTGGGACACGTCTGGGCAGGGGAACGCGTCAGAGATCACCGAACTCCGGGAGGTGCTCTACGCGAACGGAATGCAGTTCGTGCACCGCACCCAGATCACGGAGGAGGAGATGATCGTGCTGATCCGCGGCGCGCGGCTGGCACCAGCGATCGCGGGCTTCTGGCAGGTGGCGAACAACTATCTGCCGTGCCGAGTCTTCAAGAACGTGTCGTACGGGCAACTAGCGATCACGAACGTGCCGCGGTTCTTTGATCTGTTCCAGGACTGCTCTCTGGATGCGGTGACGATGCCCGAGTTGATCGCGGAGGCGTTGACGTTGAAGCGGGACCAGTGGATGAGCATGGTGTTGGATCAGCAGCGGGTGGTCGCGAAGTTCACGTACCGCGAGTCGCTCTGCGCGATCGAGGAGGCGTTCTCCCGGTGACGGAACGGGAACTGCCGGTGTCGGAGTATTGCCAGGTGTTCCGAGAATGGGCCGGGCTGGTGCACGAGCGCGCCCGCACTGCCGAAGAAGACTACGACAAAGAGCGGTGGCAAAAGGTCTCTGATGCGCTACGCATTGTCGAGCTTGCCATCGTGAAGAGTTGCTACCTCGGCCGTAGGCTTTATCTGAACGAGGACACTCGAGAGGTGCCTTGCCCGATCCACAAGGGTCATTGGTCGGGATGCAAGTGGGGCGAGGAGATGTGTCCGGAGGGCTGCCAGGACGGCGCCAACGTCACCGGCTGGCTTCAGGTCCCGCACCTTTACGTCCAGCCACCGCCCGACGAGCCGCACGTCAGCTACACGCAGACTCGGTGCTATCAGTGCGGGGGAAAGCGGGGGGCGGCGATCCATGACTGACCGCACGGCTAGCCTCGTCACGGTCGCGGTCGGCACCACCTACATCCGGCAGGCGCTCGAGCTTTTCGACAGCGCCATCCTCCGCTTTCTTCCCGGCATGGAGGTGCAGCGCCTGCGCCTTCAAGGAATGGAAGGCGAGTGGCCTACCGCGACAATCACACGTCCGAAAGTGATCCTGAACGACTGGAACCGAATCAAGGGCGACTACGTCTACTGCATCGACGCGGACATGCTGATCGAGGGCGAGGTGGGAGAGGAGATCCTCGGCGAACTCGTCGCGGTCGAGCACCCCGGCTATGTAGACCATCATTGCACGACGGTTCCTTATGAACGCGAGCCGCGTTCGTCGACGTGCCTCGGCATGGGTGCCGGGGAGCGCTACTACGCCGGGGGGTTCTTCGGCGGCGCACGCGACTCGGTGTGCGACCTTCTGATGGTTATGGAGGCGATGATCGACGAGGACGCGGCGCGCGGCATCATTCCGCGCTGGCACGACGAGTCAGCATTGAACGCCGCGCTCGCACAGTCTCCGCCGACGGTGGTGCTCAGTCCGTCCTACTGCCATCCCGCCAACTCGTCGTGGTATGAGGCAGCGGTGTGGCGGCAGCCGTATGAGCGGAAGATCGTGGCGCTCGACAAGACAGATGCGCAGCGAGGGGAACGACGGTGACCGCCGTCGACTACTGGAACGAGCAGTTCAAGACCGACTGGCAGCGGCGCGGATCCGAGAACCGGATGCTCGCGCTCGACTTCTACGCGCAGATCAACGGCGAGGAGTTCGGCCGCCCGATCTTTGTGAACGCGCTGCGCGGCCCGCGGATCATCGAGCTCGGCTGCGGGACCGGGGAGTTCACAGGCGTCATCGAATGGGCGTTCCGTCCCTCGTGGCTTGTCGGCACCGACCTTTCGCCAGTCGCGATCGAGCAGGCGAAACGCCGCTATCCGTTCCTTCGCTTCCACGTCCTCGACTTCCTCAATGAGAATCCAGGGGACGACCTGTGGGATCTCGCGGTCGCGAGCAACGTGCTCGAGCATTTCACCGAGCCGAAGAAGGTGATCGACCACATCCTCTCCTTCGCCGGAAGCCTGCTCGCCATCGTTCCGTACCGACAGCCGGTGACGGACGCGTTCGACGTCGAGGGCGGCGCCGGTCACGTCAGCACGTTCGCGAAAGGAACGTTCAAGAAGTATGCGGTGCGCGACAGCCTGGTCTTCCAGACCGGCGCCTGGTCGTATTCAAGTGCGGGCGAGAAGCCGCAGCAGCTCGCGGTCTTGATCGAGGCGAAGTGACGGCCCTGTCGCGCGCAACCGCGAAGCGGATTGTTGGCATGGGCTTGCCCGGTTACGGGGAGGACGAGGTCGGGTTCATGTGCGAGACCGTCGAGATCGTTCAGCCGGACCGCATCTTCGACTGGGGCACGAACGTCGGCGCGAGCGCACGCATCTTCTACGAGGCCTGCATCGTGCATTGCATCGTGGAGACGATCGACCTCCCCGCGGTGCTTGAGCAGCTTGACCGAGACCACGCAGGCGGACGCACGGGATCGCATCTGACTCCGGAGATCCGCACGCATCGAGGCGACGGCGTCACGGAAGCGCTGCGTCTCTGCGCCGCCTGGGAGCCGAAGCGTCCGCTGTTCTTCCTCGACGGAAACCATCTCCGCGAGAACGTGTTCCGCGAGATTTGGTCGATCCACAAGTTCTGCCCGCGCGGCGTGCTGCTCATCCACGACACGAACCAGCAGCCCGGAGACGCGGTGCGCAACTGGCAGCACCGCTACGGCGGATACCGACTCGACGTGCTCAACTCGCAGGCGGGCATGGTTCGGATGATCCCGTTGTGAGCGACGCGAAGGTCACGATCTTCGTGTCGACGTACAACCGCCTCGCCACCCTTACCCGCACGCTCGACTCATACCGCGCGTTCGACACGCCGTATGAGGTCGTGCTCGTCGACAACGGCACCGACGACCCGGAGTGCGTCGATCACCTCGAGTGGGAGGCGCAACGGCCGGAAGTGGTCCAGGTCTTCAACCTGCCGAAGCTCAGGACGATCCTCGACCTTCCCACCAACCTGTCGAAGGCGATGCGCGACCGCTACCGCTGGCTCGACAAGCCGCCGTGGTTCGCGGTGACGGACGCCGACATTTGCTTCGAAGGGTCCAGCCCGGAAACGCTCGACGCGTACATCCGCGTGTTCAAGGCGACCGAGGACGCGGCGGGCCCGCACCTTCGCGTCGACGCGAGCATTCCGCATGGCTATCCGTTGCGTTCACGCATCCTCGCCACCGACTCGCGCCTCCTGTACCGCAAGTCGATGAAGATCGTCGCCCGCGTGCCATGCTCGCTCTGGTCGATCGACACGACATTCCATCTGTTCCCGCGCATGCCGGAGTTCAAGCGCTCCTCCGGCGGTCAGTCGGCGATGGACACGTTGCGTTGCGGACCCCCGTACGACGCGATGCACCTCGACTGGTACGCCGACATCACCGCGCCGACGCGGGAGAACGAGATCTACATCGCGGACCCGGCGATCATCTCGTCGTGGGGTGGAGGCTGGATCCAGGACTTTTGGCTGCTCTTCCAGAACGATCCGTGCGAGGCGTTCTACGCCGCGCAGGAAGCGGTGCAGATGAACCATCAGGTCGATCTCCGCAACGAGCTCTTCATCCTGTCGTGGTGCTTCCAGCACGGCTATGTCCCGGATGAGTTCCCGCCGGAGCACCACGGGTTTCAGTCGCTGCAGATGCTGTACGCCGCGATACCACCAGAGACGCCGTACTGGCAGCACAAGGAGGACTGGCTGAAGATGATCTACGACGACGACTTCCGGTCGCTCGGATGGAGGAAGCGTGTTCGGTGAAGAGTTGACGAGCGCCGCTGGGGACGCCGGACTCGATCAATGGCTGCCCGAGGAGATCGCCTTCCTCGCCGACACAGTCGAGCGTGCGCGCCCGGACTTCATCGCTGAGTGGGGGACTAGCACCGGGCAGAGCGCCCGTCTCTTCTGCGAATGTCGCCGACTCCTCGGCCTGACCACGGTGATCCACTCCACTGACATCGTCGACGACATTTGCCTGCCGAGCGGCATCACGCGCGGCCACTTCGTTCGCGATCAGGACGTGAGTCTCCATGTCGGAGACGGCGTCGACATGTCGCTAGCCGAGCACGCGGCCATCGAATGCACACGGCCTCTGTTCTTCGTCGATGGCGACCACCGCGTCGACGCGGTCATGCGGGAGCTGCGGCTCATCGCATCGTCCGCACCACAGGCGGTCATGCTCTTGCACGACACGAAGACCGATGCCGGAGTGGCAGCGCGCGCTTTCCTGGCCGAGGGCGCCCGGTATGCGATGAAGGAGTCCCTAGTGTGCAGCGGCATGATGGAATTGTGGCCCGAATGATCGCGCTCGCCACGATCGCGTTCAACCGTCCGAAGCTGATCCAGCATCAGATCCGCCTCCTCCGCAAGTACCTCGAGGACGACTACTTGCTGATGGTGTTCGACAATTCCAGCGACCGACAGGCGGAGAAAGAGATTTGGAGTGTATGCGGGAAGAGCAGGACGCCATACGTTCGCGTTGTGACCGACAAGCACCTCCACTATGAGGCGCTGGAGGTTGCAGCCATAGAGCTGCTCGAGCGCGACCCGGAGATCATCGGCTTCCTAGACCACGACATCTATCCGACGCGATCAACGAGGATCGCCCCGCTTCTCAGCCCGAACGGCTTCTACGGGATCGGCCAGCGGCATGCGCCGACGAACCAGCTCTACCTGTGGCCTGGCTTCTGCTTCCTGTCGACGCGCTGGCTCGCGTCGAAGTCGCCGCTGACCCTGAACTTCGACGGCATCCGGGGAGCGGCGAAGGCCGATGACGGCGACTGCGGCTCGATGAACGCCCCCCTGTTCGCCAACGAGGACTGGGAGCGTCTGTACGCGGCCCCGCACGGCTACAAGGCGATCCGCACCCCCGACTCGGTCGGCCTGCAATCCTGGGGGATCGAGACGATGGGCGACTGGGTGCACCTGTCAAACGGCTCTGGCTGGATGGCGATTCCGGAGCCGGAGGAGCGAGACCGCATCGTGATCGAGATGCTGGAGGCGATGTGACGATCGGACAGACGATCGAGAGCGGGCAGATGCGCGCGATGATCCGCGAGCGCGACGCCGCACTCGGTGCGCGCGACGCCGCCCTGCGATCGCTCGAGGGCGTGACGGTCGCGATCCCGTGCTACGGCCAGGCCGACTTTCTCGACGCCTGCCTCGACTCCGTCGCCGCGCAAACCATTCCGCCGATTGAGGTGCTCGTCATCGACGACGGCAACCCCGACACGTCCGTCGCCCAAACCGTCGCCCGCCGACAACACGACTTCCCGGTCAGCCTCCGGAACGTGCCGATCTCGAACCGAGGTCTCTGTTCGGCCCGCAACGCTGGCCTGATGCTCGCGCGCGGAAAAGGCTTCCTGCCGCTCGACGCCGACGACACCATCCGCGACGACTACATCGCGAAGACGTGGCCGATGCTGAAAGACCACGACGTTGTCCTCACCGGGCTGCAGGAGGTCGGTGAGCGCACGGGTATCTACAACCCCGGCTTCGACATGGAGTGGCAGGACGTCACCGAAGAGCACCTCTGGCAGATGAACCGTTTCTTCTACTGCGCCCTCTTTCGCACCGACAGTCTCCGCGAGGTCGGCGGCTACAACCCGCAGATGCGCTGGGGATGGGAGGACTACGACGTCTGGGTCGACTTCATGCGTCGCGGCTACCGCTTCAACGTCGTGCTCGAGCCGCTCTTCATCTACCGCACCACGAACGACGGGATGATGGCTCGTTGCGCCCGCGACCACCGCGACGAGCTTCTCGCCGAGATGCGACGACATCACCCAAACCGATAACGTCGGCCGCATGGTCGAACTGGACGACATCGCTCCGCTCGTCGTCTCCAAGAACGGCCATGTCGAAGGCGGCGGCGATCTCCAGAAGGCATTCCGCCTCGCCACGTTCGGGCCGGTCGAGAAGTATGCGCGCGGAGGTATCGGCGGCTACCCGTCACGGATGAGCGCCAGCGGAAACCGCAGCTACGACGGCGGCGGCCTTTACGACGAGCTCGGACGCACCGGCCTGCGGCACTGGGGAGGCTTCGTCTTCGAGGAGTGGCTGCGCGAGCTCCAGACCGGGCGCCGCGCCGCCGAAGTGTTCCGGGAGATGGCCGACCAGGACCCGGTGATCGGCGCGATCCTGTACGTGATCGAGATGCTGGTGCGTCGGGTCGATTGGTGGATGGAGCCAGCGTCCGACAAGCCGCAGGACAAGGAGAACGCCGACTTCATGTGGGGTGCCTTGAACGACACCTACCACTCGTTCGAGGACATGATCGCCGAGATCCTCTCGTTCCTTCAGTACGGGTGGTCGTACTTCGAGATCGTCTACAAGCGCCGCGCGGGCCCGCACCCGAACAACCCGAAGCTGAACTCGAAGTTCTCGGACGGCAAGATCGGCGTTCGCAAGCTCGGGGTGCGTTCGCAGGATTCCCTCTGGAAGTGGGTATTCGACGACGATGGGGAGCTTGTCGGCCTGATCCAGAACCCTCCGCCCGACTACACGATCCGTTTCGTCCCCTACGACAAGGCGCTCCTGTTCCGGACGAAGGTCGTGAAGGACAACCCGGAGGGACGCTCGATTCTACGCACCGCCTACCGGCCCTGGTACTTCCTGAAGAACATGCAGAACATCGAGGGGATCGGCGTCGAACGCGACCTTGCCGGGCTGCCGATGCTGAAGGCGCCGCCGGGAGTGGACATCTGGAACACGAACGACCCGGTGATGGTCGGTGTCGCCGCAGCCGCGCAGAATCTGCTCTCGAGTATCCGCCGCGACGAGCAGGAGGGCATCCTGATCCCGGACGGATGGGAGTTCGGTCTCGTCTCGACAGGCGGTCGACGTCAGTTCGACACGAACGCGCTGATCACGCGCTACGAGCAGCGGATCGCGACGTCGGTGCTCGCCGACGTGATCCTGCTCGGGATGGACAAGGTCGGCTCCTATGCGCTCGCCTCCGAGAAGGTGGCGCTGCTCGGCTACTCGATCGGCGCGTATCTGGACACGATCGCGAACGTGATCAACGACCGGCTGACGCCGAAGCTGCTGGCGTTGAACGGGCAGAAAGGCATGACGGACTATCCGCAGCTCTGCCACGGCGCCATCGAGACGCTCGACCTGGAGACGCTCGGTACGTTCCTGACCGGCATGGCGTCCGCGGCCACCGCCGGAATGTTCGACGGCGAGGACGGGCTGGATCTGCGGGCATCGCTGCAGAAGCGCGCAGGCCTGCCGATCCCGGTGAATCCGATCCCGGGGGTCGGTGGCATGGGCGATCCGAACCAGGACAACACGGGCGCGGCCGACAAGCCCGCCGCGAACGGCAAGCCGAAGGCTCAGGCCGCTCCCCCCGCGGACGCGAAGCCGAAGCCTAAAGACGTGAAGGACCAGTCGAGAATGGCTAAGCCGGTGAATACATGAGTGTCACCATGACGCTCGGGGCTGCGGCGCTCGGCAACGGGCAGGTCAGACTCTCATGGGCGTACACGCACCCCCCCACCGTCGACCTGTACGACAACGGCAAGGTGACAGGCGCGATCCCGATCGCATCGACGGTCGTGATCCTCACCGGACAGACACCCGGCAGCCACACGTACCAGTTGAAGGACGAGGCGACCGGCGGCGTCAGCACGAAAGCCACGGTGACGGTGACGTGAGGTACGCAGCGACGGGCATGATCGCTTTGGCGATCGCCATCGGCGCCGTCGTCGCCACCGGAGGAGGCGGCGGAGGGGGAGGCGGCGGACAGTATTCGAGCCTGTGTTCGTCCAACATGTCGGCCGCGAACGTGTGGGTAAACCTCGCGGGCGCTGGCGGGTCCCCGTCACGGTCAGCGTCGCAGATTTCCTACAACGCCACGAACGCGTACGGAGACCTCGGATCTGCCTACTCGGCGGCGACAGCAGGAGACATGATCCGCGTCATCTCGAGCTCCACGACGACCACTCAGGAGATCGACTATTCGAGCGGCAAGAACGCTACCGCAACGCAGACCTACATCTGCTCGTCGAACGGCGTGGTGCAGCTCCGCAGCCTTCTCTATGGCGACTGCAACACGCTGAACGCCCCCACCTACCTGACGATCGACGGCGGCACAAATCGCGACATCAAGGTCGGCGGGGCAGGTAGCTCTTATGCTGGCGGCGGGTTCTCTGCCTGCAACGGACAGCAGGACGTGGTCGCGAACATGCAGTTCTGTGTCGCTGAGAGCCTGACCGGCCCGTGTTTCGAGTGGCGCGAGGCATACGCCACGACGATCGCATGGAACATCATCGGCCCTGCCTGCTGCGGCTATAACGGCACGCACGGTTCGACGCCGTGGAACATGCTGCTCGCGGTCTGCAACGACCCGCCGAACTGCACGCAGGGCGTCAACCCGTTCTCCGGATACGCGGACAACAACCTCATCGTCGACCACAACATCTTCCGCGGCAATAGCCGTTTCTGCGACGCGTGGGACGCAACGTGGGGAGGAACCTACGGGACCTGCTCCGCCAACAGCTTCGTCACTTGCCCGGACTCGACGCAATGCCACGGCGACTGCATCCACTCGTGGGGAGAACGAGGATCGACTTTCTCGAACAACCAGTTTCTCCATTGCGCCACGCAGGCGTTTTTCCTAGAGGAGTCGAGCGGTGGCGCGAATGTGTCGGGCACCATTGAGAACAACTATTTCACCAAACTTCAGACGGAAGGGGCGCAGGCCGGGTTTGGGGGTGGCACCGGCAGCCACGGGATCTGGGGTGGCTGGTGTGCAGATTCGTGCTTCGGCCATCCGACCGGCACATGGAACATCCGTTACAACACGGCGATCGGGACCGCGGACGTAGGTGTCGATCTCGGATGCAGCGTGTTCGGCATGCAATGTCACTACGGCACCAGCACTATCAACGTGGTCGGAAACACTGGGTTCGCCTTCTACGGCAATGACTCCAACACATGTACGGGCGGCAGTGAAGCCGGGAACGGCAACCCGAATACCCTCACCTACGCATACCACGCGAACGTGTGGACGAGCGACAGCGACCCGCACGTCAATAGCGGAATCCCCGATACGTGCGACGCGACCGACTCTGCCGTGACTAGGGCCACTGCGACGGGCTGGTACAACGACGCGAACCCGCCGACGCTGAACACGAGCGCGAACCCGCCGATCGGTTTCGTTGGCACGGGCGCCACCTACTGCACCGGCACCGATTACAACGGGCACGCCCGGTCCGGGTCGACGTGCAATGCGGGACTGCTGAACCAATGAGGTCGGTTAATGGCGCTGACTGAGGTGGGGATCGCCCAGACGAACTCGGCCGTGGCGACCATCACCCTGTCCGGGGTGACGCTCGCGATCGGCGACGTAATCCTGCTCGGCTGCGGGGTAGGGGCAGGCGGCGGCTCGGGGACGTGCGCTGATTCTGGCGGCACCAACACGTACACGCTCCTGAACGGATTCCTCGCGCACGGGTTACGCGCCGACCTGTTCGTGTGCAAGCTGGCTGCGGCGTTGTCCGGCGGGACGATCACGTACACGCCGTCGTCTTCGAGCGACTGCTACCTATGGGTGGTGAAGGTCGCGAGCGGCAACACGGCCACCCCGACCGGACACAACGCGGATGGCAACCAGGCGGCGACCGCGAACCCGGACACGGGGTCGATCACGTCAGGGGCTGGCGACACTGTCGTCACCTACTTCGTTTACAACCCGACGGGAGGCACGTTCACCGCCCCGACCGGATACACGCAGAGCGGACTGACAGCGACGATCGAGATCGGCCCCGGCGACCTGAAAGCGGCGTGGGCATACCAGGACTCTGCCGCCGGAGGGACGATCAACCCGACGGCCACGACCGGGTCTTCCGTTGCTTTGTCGGGCGGGTCGATCGCGTCAATGCCGGTGTCCGGTGGTGGCCTCGCCTTTGGACAGGACAAGGTCAAGACGAAGTTGCAGGCAGTCTCCCGGTCCGCTCTCTGGTGCCAGGCGTTCCGTCGCCACGGCAAGAGCGGCATCTTCCTCCCCGACGGGATCTGGACTCCGCAAGCCGCGTGATCCCCCCGGGTCATCTCGAAGACGCGGGTTACGGAGAGGTGTTCTGCCATCCCGACACCGCCGCGGATCTACTCGAGGATGGACTCACGGTCGACGACCGACCGGCGCAAGCGATTCTCGTCGGTGTCTGGGAGCACGCCCACCAGATCAAGATCAAGGTGCCATCCAGTCAGGACTGGTGGTGCTACGGCGAGCACGTCGTTCGCACTGCCGCCCGCAACCGCGAGATCCAGCGGCAGCAGGTAGTAGACTCGGTTCCTGCGTGACCCCCGGACCGGGAATGATCGGAGTGCTGGCGCAAGACACGGCCCGCTTCAGCGTGTTCGCGTCCAGCATGACCAGCATCCAGGCTCCGCCCGGCACGTCGATCGAGTGGATGTTCGGGATGGACATCCCGGCCAGCCTCAATCAGCTCGTCGAGACGATGCTGCTGACGCCCGAGAACGAATGGCTCTGGCTGATGGGCGACGACCACGTCATCCCGGCCGAGACACTCATGCGCCTCCTCGCCCATGAGAAGGACGTCATCGTGCCGCTCTGCCTGATGCGGATGCCGCCGTACAAGCCGGTGATCTACGCGAGCGAAGAGGACGGGGTTCGCCAGTGCGTCGAACTCGACGACCATCCGAACGGAGGCCTGATCGAGGTGCATTCGGCAGGGAACGGGGGCATGGTGATCAGCCGCCTGGTGCTCGAGGTGATGGGGCCGCCGTGGTTCGAGTACGGGAAGGTCAGCCCGACGACGCTGGCCGAGGACGTGTACTTCTGCGACAAGGCACGCGAGCTCGGATTCGACATCTGGTGCGACCTTGACGTTCCGCTCGGCCATTGCACGACCGCGATCGTGTGGCCGCAGTTGCTCGACACTGGCTGGACGCACGGGTTCGTCATGGCCGGTGGATTCCAGATGTCTGTCCCGCGCGAGAGCCGGGTCGTGAGAGTGTGAAGGGCGCCGTCCTCCTCGGGTCCGTCGGTCGCGCCGCGCGCGGACTCGTCATGGTGCCGCGGCTACCGTCCGTGCCGAGTCTGCGCACCGGCAACCCGTGGACGGACGACGGCGACGTGTACGCCGAGTGCGGAGTAGAGGGTTGCAAGGCCGCGGGCGGCGACCCGTATCACGTCATGGGGTCGAGGCGGATGGTGCAGAAAGCGATGGCCCAGCACCACAGCTTCTACCACGTCGACGAGACCCTCGTCGTCAAGTTGAATCAGCGCAAGCACTAGCAGCCGATACACCCGCCCGACTTTCGTCAAGCACGCTAAGGGGGGTTCATGGCTGCGAAGACCTACACGTTTCTGAATGGAGCGGTGCCTGGCGCAGCGGCAGCCGTTCCGATCGCCACCAACTCGGCGATTCGCACGATGCTGCAGCTTCAGGCATCCGCCAACGTCGCAATCCGCTTCACTGAGTTCTGGTTCGACTTCGACGGTTCGGCGGCCGCAACGCCGATCCGCTGCGAGCTGCTCGGGCACACGACGGCTCCGCAGACGACGCTGACGACGTACGCCAACGCGGACATCGCGCCCGCGAACGATCCGAACGCCGCGAACTGGGACGGAACACTCGCGTCGAACGCGTCGGGCTTCTCGTCGCAGACGACAGAGGTCGCGCCGACAGGCACGGTGCGCAACCTGAACACACAATTCGTTCCGCCCACGTCCGGCGTCTACATCCAGTACCCGCTCGGACGCGAGCCGGAGGTCAAGGTGGCGTTCTACGCTCGCATGCGCGTCACGGCGACCGCGTCGGTCAACTGCTACTGCGGCGGCTCCTTCGAGTGCTAGAAGGGCCTCGCGTTTCGCTTGTCGCAGCCATGTCGGGAAGGCCGCTCGAGTACGACGAAC